AATGCAATTACTTATAGCGTTGGCACAACGGATATCTTTGGTCTTCCCATCCTCTCTAATTTCTTCAGCGATGTAGCTATCAACTATAACGCTGCTGGAATTACAGCGAGTACGGGATATGTTGCGGCAGTGACTACAAGTCCTGCAACAACAACCACGGGTGATGTACGTGGTACGTATGCTGTACAGTCGGCAACGGATGCGTCAAAGCGACTTGCTATCCGGCAATTTGTTCTTCCAGCCAATATGGGTTCCACTACGGGCCTGTTTGGCGTCACACAAGCATAATGAGGTTTATTATGAAAGGTCGTCATCGTAAGGCCGCTGGTGGCATGGTTGAGAAGGGCGTTGTTGCAAATGACGCCTCCCCAACTGATGTTTACTCAGGTTCCGGCTCTAATGTTGTTAAGGCTGCTAAACAGCGTAAAGCTGGCGGTAAGGTTTCTGGTTTTATGGCTAAGATGCGGTCTGACCGCCCTGCCCGTAAATCTGGCGGTCGCACAGGTTCAAACATGAACCCGCTGTCGTCTGCTCATGCAGGAACGGAACCAACGGGCCATAAATCAATGGTCAATTGTTAGTCTTTGATTTTCTTAAATCATGGAGTAAGATAGGCGGGACTTAACAGTCCCGTCTTTCATATGGGGGCTTCAAATGGCTACTACACCTGCTTGGCAACGCTCTGAAGGCAAATCTCCTTCAGGCGGGTTAAATGAAAAAGGCAGAGCTTCTGCAAAAGCGGAAGGTCATAACCTTAAAGCCCCGACAAAGGATTCAGACAATCCTCGACATAAATCATTTTGCGAGCGTATGACTGGTATGAAGCGTAAGCGCACGGGTGCTGCCGCTGCTGCTGATCCTGATAGCAGGATTAATAAGTCTCTCAGGAAGTGGGGTTGCTAATGTCAGACAAACCATTCTGGGAACAAAAATTACCCAAAGATCATCATACCAAGCACTTGTCCAACAAACAGGAACAAAGTGCTAAAGCTAGAGCAAGGGCGGCAGGTAGGCCATACCCAAACTTAGTTGACAATGCAGCGGCGTCCCGCAGGAAAGGCAAATAAAATGCGAGCAGTAATCATCAATGTTGGGCCTTATGCTGCCCCAAGCGCAACAAACATCCGCACGGCATCGTCGATTGCAGCGGCTGGAACAGTTACTCTGAATGGTTCTTTGGTCAGTAGCGGAACGGCTACATTGGATCAGCCTCGGCGTGTATTGTTCACGTCTGTGGGGAACGATAGCGGGATTACGTTCACCGTCACTGGGACAGACTGGAATAATATGCCAGCGAGTGAAGTTGTAACTGGGGCAAATGCAACAACGACGTACACGGTTTATGATTTTAAAACGGTTACTTCAGTCGTTGCCTCTGGCGCGTCTGCTAATAGTGTTAGCATTGGCACAAACGCAATTGCATCTAGCCGTCCGGTATTTTTGGATTTGTATGCTGATAGCAGCACATATGTTCAAACAGACACGGGTGGTGCTTCTGGTGTTACTTATACAATTCAATATTCTGGCGATAATCCAAATAATTACCAGATTGGAATTGGTACTGAAACATACGTGAATTCTCGTTGGGTTAATTCTGGAACAGCAGCATTGGTAAATGCAACGGGAGCAGTGAACGCTAACCAATCAGGTATCCCAACAATGGCTCGTGTTTACGTCAGCAATGCAGGATCAAATACATCTGGCACTGTTCATGTAAACTTCAATCAAGCTGGCATGATTTCTCAGTAATTCAAAATAGGACTGTAACATGGTTGGCAATGTCACAATAACAGCACTACCTGCGGGTGGGACAGTAGGATCAACTGATCCTTTCCCATCCGTGCAGTCTACCAATACGGTAAAAATAACAGCTACACAGATGAGAACTTTTGTTCTTAACAGTAGCGCAACTTTTGCTATTGGAACGGGTGCTGCTGCTACAACAATTGCTGGAACTGGTGCTTACAATTTAACGCTCACGACAAACAGCGGCGCATCTAATCAAGGCACTATTACGATAGCAAATGGAGCCAACGGTAACATTACTATTGATCCTGATGGCACTGGCATAATTTCTTTAGCAGGTGTTACAACCGGAACAGGTTCCATAACAAGTTCATCCAGTAGCGGTGGTATTGGTTATTCAACTGGTGCTGGTGGGACAGTTACTCAAGCCACAAGCAAAAGTACCACTGTAGCTCTAAATGCGGTTACTGGAACGATTGTGATGAATGGTGCTTCCCTTGCTGCGGCTACGGTTGTGGCGTTTACTTTTACAAATACGTCGATAGCCGCGACTGACATGGTTGTTATAAATCACTCGTCAGTAGGAACACTGAGCGGGTATAGCTTTGCAGTAACACCGGGTGCTGGAACCTCAACAGTATCTGTTAGAAACAACACTGCGGGTGCATTGGCTGAAGCTATTGTGTTACAGTTTGCTATTATTAAATCCGTCACTGGTTAATCGGAGCCAACTATGACAACGAGTGGAACATACGCTTTCAATCCAAGTCTTGGAGAGTTGACGCTGTATGCTTTCAACTTGTGCGGCATACGTAATACGTCTCTCCTTCAAGAGCATATGACTTCTGCCCGGATGGCAACAAACTTGATGCTGTCCCGCTGGTCAAATATGGGCGTTAATCTTTGGAAAGTTGATCTGGTCACAGTACCTTTGGTGACGGGCGTCTCGACTTATAATGTAGACCAAAACACGGTTATGGTACTTGATACATATGTTACAACGGCTCAAACTGGTCAGAACATTGACCGCATTATATTACCAATCAGTCGTACTGAGTATGCATCTTATCCAAATAAAGAGCAGGAGGGGTTCCCAACTGTCTATTGGTTTGATCGTCTTGTTAGCCCTACGCTCACTATATGGCCTGTTCCAAACACTTCTAACGGGCCTACAACGCTTAGTTACTACCGTGTTACGCAAATTGAAGATGCTAATTTTAAAAGTGGTCAGACGGTAGACATCCCATATCGTTGGATGGAAGCATTTGCCAATGGTCTTGCTTACAATTTGGCTCGTGTGTGGAACCCGCAAATGGTTGTCCAACTAAAGCCTGAAGCAGATGAATCATATATGATTGCGGCAGGTCAGGACGTTGAAGTTGTAAACATGTATATCAGCCCAATGGTTTCTGGTTATTGGAGGTCGTAAATGCGTCCTCACGGTCGTGCTAGAGTAAGCACTAGAAATCCACAGGCGTTTGGTATTTGCGACCGTTGTGGTTTTTTATACAACCATACTAATCTGATGTGGCAGTTTGATTGGGCTGGAGCAAGTCTGATCAATAAGCGCATCCTAGTATGCAAACCGTGCAATGACGTTCCTCAGAATCAGTTGAGAGCAATTGTTCTTCCGGCAGACCCTGTTCCAATTATGAACCCTCGCGTTGAAGCATATGCATCTGCTGAAACAGACACTCGCGTGATTATAGTTTCTTCAACCGTTGATCCGACAACTGGTTTGACAATCAACGTGTATGCAACCCGTGTAACGCAAGACGATCAACCTCGTGTAGATCAACCTATTGGTGTTCCTACAGGCTTGGTTCAATCTGCTGTAATGCCTTTATATGCCAACGTGACATACGGCGTAGAACTCTCTGTATTGTCAATCACGGCAAATGGCACGACCATTGTTACGGTGACGTGTTCAGACGTTCATGGGCTGACTACAAACGATGTAGTTTCTATTGAAGGCACGTCTACTGCAAAAGCAGACGGGTTTTATAATGTCGTAGTAACTTCAGCTACAGCATTTACATATGAAACCAACAAAACAATCACGGCTAGTAGCCTTCAAGAGGTTTCAACTCGCATAATAACTGCTATAGTGGGTACGCCTTATGGATTTGATCAGATACCAAAAACGGGAATTTAATTATGGCTAACATTACCATTCCCAATCTTCCTGCCGCTACCTCTCTTAACGGGGACGAGCAGTTTGAAACGGTTCAGAGCGGAACATCAAATAGAACAACTACTCAACAGATTGCAGATTATGTTGTTAGCGCAGGAATTTATGGGCCTATTGCTAATAGCACTGTAGTTTCAAACATATCTGGTGCAACGGCGGAACCAACTGCAAATTCATTAACGTCAATCATAGATTATTCTTTTGGCAGCACAATTGGTGATATCTTATATCGTAGCGGTGCAGGTTGGGCTGTGCTTGCGCCGGGAATTTCTGGTCAAGTTCTTTCAACCCAAGGGGTTAATTTTGACCCTATTTGGCGGTCTACACCCGGCACAGGCACGGTAACATCGATCACGGCGGGGACAAACCTGTCTGCCACACCTGCAAATCCGATTACAGCATCCGGCACAATTAGCACAGTTGATAATCCTGTATTTGCCACATCAACCACAACTCCTGTTGTTTACGGTGGCACAGCGGCATCGTCCAATTTGACGCTTCAATCGACGAGCGGAGTAGGAACGACAGACAGCATATCCCTGAAGGTGGGGAATGCAGGTGCTATTACAGCACTGGGGGTTGATACATCTGGTGTAGTGACACTGTCATCAGCTTTGCCTGCCACATCAGGCGGTACGGGCCAGACATCATACACAGTTGGCGATTTGCTTTATGCGTCTTCCTCAACAGCCTTGTCAAAACTCGCGGACGTGGCGACTGGGTCTGTTCTGATCTCTGGCGGGGTTGGTGCCGCGCCTTCCTATTCGGCTTCTCCAACGCTGACGACCTCGCTGACAACGCCGCTTCTTATTGGCGGCACGACGGCATCCTCGTCATTGACGCTTCAATCAACGTCCGGTGTTGGCACGACAGATAAAATTCTTTTTAAAGTTGGCAACAATGGTGCTGTTACGGGTGGGACAATCGGAACAACAGGAAATTGGGGATTTGGCGGAAATGCAACTACATTCATTGGTCTTGCTGTTCCGTTAGTCATCACAGGCGCAACCTCTGCTTACGGTCAGCGCATTAATGGCAACGTCCAATCAGACGTGACTACTCTTGCGGCAGCTTATTTCTCAAATATTGCTCTTCAAAACGCTTCTTTTACAACGACAGACCTTGTCCATTTCCTCGCAAACCCGCCAACGGGCGGGGCGGGTTCTACGGCAACAAACCAATATGGTTTTAAGGCAAACAGCACACTTGGTTCAAATGGCGCGGCAACTGTTACAAACTCTTACGGGTTTTACAGCGACCTTGCTTCTGCTTCAAACAAATGGAATTTTTACGCTAACGGAACTGCGGATAATTATTTTGGTGGCAACGTAGGCATCGGATCGACGTCGCTAACAACTACAAATCTACGGGTATCAAAAAGCATAACCGGAGGCACAATAGCACAAAGCATTAGGTCAGACGGAGCAATCCAGTCAGATGTAACAGGCAGTGGTGCTTATTATGTATCGGCTGCTAGTATGGCGTCTGGGACGTTAGGTAATTTAAACCATTATCAAGCTAATCAAGCAACGGTTGCAGCGACTGTTACCAATCAAAGCGGATTTACTTCAACCGCAACTTTAATTGGAGCCACCAACAACTACGCGTTTATTGCCGCCGACACCGCCGCAGTAACGGCTGGCAAGACTGCATACGGCTATTACTCCGCAGTAAACACAGCCACAGGCGGCGGTACGACTTATCAGTTTTATGCAGCGGGAACTGCGCCAAGCGTAATCAATGGCACTGTCACGCTCGGCACACCTTTGGCAGTCTCTTCCGGCGGCACAGGCGCAACGACATCAAACGCCGCTCTGACAAACCTGACGACGTTCACAAGCACCGCAACAGCGGGTGCAACGACCACGCTGACCAACACAAGCACATACTTCCAGTTTTTTACTGGAGTGCTTACGCAAACGATCACGTTGCCTGTGACGAGCACTTTGGCTCAGGGCTGGACGTTTCACATCGTCAACAACAGCACTGGAAATTTGACAGTCAATTCATCCGGCGCGAACTTTGTCATTACGGTTCTCCCCGGCACGACCGTAATGTGCACATGCATTGGAACTGCATTAACAACTGCCGCTGATTGGGAAGCGGGTTACACGGACTTCTCAACCGCGACAGGCGCAGGCTCGGTTGTTCTTTCCGCAAGCCCGACGCTGACGGGAACGACAACTGCGACAACACTGACTGCGACAACCCTCACAGCAACTGCGGGTGCTGGGTTTCAGAACATGGTTGTTTTGACATCCGGTGCTTCTTATTCACTGCCAGCCGCTGTTCAGGTTACTGGTGCTAAGTTTAAAATCACTGTTATTGGTGGCGGTGGCGCAGGTGGCGGCAACCCAGCGACAGCGGCAACCGCAGGTGGCGGCGGTGGCGCAGGTGGTGTCGGTGTTGCAATTGTAACTTTTGTTACAGGACAAACATCAATTACAACGTCATTTGGAGCGGCAGGCGCGGCGTCCTCTGGTGCTGTAGGCGGTAACGGTGGCGCAACGACTGCAACGTATAATGCGTTGACGTATATTGGAACGGGCGGAGGCGGTGGCGCGTTAGGTGCGGCTACGTCTGCGGGTGGTGCTGGCGGTACAGGGACTACCGGAACCGGAACCGTGGTTCTTGCTCCAACTGGACAAGTTGGCGGTACTGGCGGCACAACAACAGCGGTTGCTGGTGTTACATACCTTAATAACTCAGGTGCTAATACAGCCCTTGGTTATGGCATGGGTGGCCTTATGCCGTTTGCTGGCGCAACTGGTTCTGCGGGTGTGGTTGCGTCTGGTTATGGTGCGGGTGGGTCTGGTTCTGTAGCGGGTTCAACGGCAACGGCTCGTGCTGGCGGAAACGGTACGCTTGGTGCAATTATCATTGAATACTGATGGGAAGAAATCATGCCAATAAAACTTAGAGGCTCGACATCTGGCGATATAACCCTAACAGCAGCGGCTGTAGCAGGGACTAATACGCTTACGCTTCCGGCTGTAACTGACACGCTTGTAGGTCTAGCGGCTACACAGACGCTTACTGGCAAGACGTTGACGGGTGCTACCTTATCAGCAGGAACAACAACAGTCGCTCCGTTAGATTTTACATCTGGAACAAATCTGACATCCGCCCTTGCTGGTGCAATAGAATATGATGGCAAGGTATTTTATGGAACCCCGCAAGGCACACAGCGCGGCGTAATTCCGGGGATGCAGTTCTTTCGGCTGAACGCTGATCTTGCAGGCGCAAACGTCAGCACGGTGCAAAGTGTGTTTGGTGTTAGCGTCACGTTGTCTGCCTCAACGGTGTATGCTTTTGAGGCCATATACTATTTTAACAAAACAGTAGGCGCAACAGCGCACACCGTTGGTATTGGGTTTGGTGGAACGGCAACACTTAACAGCGTTCTTTACGGCGGCATTGCTTTTGATGGGGTTACTCCGCTTCCAACAAGAGCAAGCTCAGGAACTTCACAAATAGCTTCTGCTTCTGCTGCAAATTTAACAATTACCGGACCAATAGCTAATGCTGCCTTAACAATTTTTTCAAGTATTAAAGGCATTGTCAGCATCAATGGCGGCGGTACATTCACGCCTCAGTACACGCTCTCTGCTGCTCCCGGCGGTGCGTACAGCACTATGGCAAATAGCTACTTCTTGATCTACCCAATCGGTGCATCTGGGGCTAACGTCAACGTAGGAACATGGGCATGACGGTAACAATTAACGGAACTACAGGTATAGCTGGTGTTGATGGCTCTGCTGCTACTCCAGCAGTGCAGGGTGCTGATACCAACACGGGTATCTTCTTTCCTGCCGCTGATACGATTGCCTTCACTGAAGGCGGTGCGGAAGCGATGCGGATTAACTCGTCTGGTCAGGTAGGGATTGGGACGACTACGCCAAACGCTAATCTTGAGGTGTCTGGGACGGCTACGGCGGTAAATATTACTAGATACTCAACAGATACTGGTGTTTCAAGTTTAGTCTTTAGAAAATCTCGCGGGACTGAAGCGTCCCCAACAATAATTTCTTCTGGCGATAACATTGGTTCAATTTTGTTCCAAGGATATGACGGGAGTAGTTTTAGTAATGCGGCTCAAATATTGGTTCAATGTGCCGCAACCCCCGGAGCAACCGATATGCCGGGAAATATGTTATTCCGCGTATCGCCAGATGGATCAGCAACTGTTGTCAATCAAGCATCACTTAGTTCGGCAGGGCTATTCTCATTCAATTCCGGCTACGGCTCGGCAGCGGTGGCATACGGCTGCCGTGCGTGGGTAAACTTTGATGGCACGGGAACACCTGCTATCCGTGCTAGTGGCAATGTTACAAGTATTACGGATGGTGGGACTGGAATATTTACATTGAATTTTGCAACAGCACTAGTTGACACTAATTATGCTTTTGTATCGACAACTAGCGGTTCTGCAACTGGCAGTGCTAGTTTTAGATCAGCAGGCGGTAGCCAAGGAAGAGATTATGCTACTACGTCGGTTACATTACTTTGCTTTGCTATTGATAGTGCTAATAATGCTGATGATCCAGTTTTAGCCAATGTTGCAATATTTAGGTAAGGGCGTCCAATGAACCGCATCATATACCCAAACGACGACGGTGGAGTTTCCATCATCATCCCCGCTCCAGAGGCTCTTGAGACAATGACCATTGAGGAAATCGCTGCCAAGGATGTACCTGCTGGTAAGCCATTCAAGATCGTGGACGTGTCCGACATTCCATCCGACCGCACGTTCCGCAATGCGTGGGAGTATTCTGAATGATCACGATCAACATCGACAAAGCCAAGGACATCACCAAGCAGCGTCTACGGGCAGAGCGTGAGCCACTACTCGCCGCGCAGGACGTAGCGTTCCAACGTGCGCTAGAAAGCGGCGCAGACACCGCAGCCATCGTTGCAGAGAAGCAGCGTCTAAGGGATGTGACTGCATTGGTAGACACTTGCTCGACACTAGACGAGTTAAAAGCACTTGAGGTGACACCATGAGTACGATTAAAGTCACTAACATACAGAATGAATCGTCAGCTACAGTAAACATGAGTTTGGGAACGGCTGGTGAAGTTACACTAGCAAAAAGCCCAAAGTTAAATGGTTCTACGTCTGGGACACTCACAATTGCCGCTCCTGCTGTAGCGGGTACTAATACAATTACATTCCCTGCTGCGACAGACACGGTTGCAACCCTTGCCGCTACCCAGACGCTTACTAATAAGACGTTAACTAGCCCGACGATTACGGGTGCTGTTGTATCCTCAATGGGCAGCAGCGTACTTACACGAGCAACCGCGCAAACACAACCAGCATCTCCTTCGGCGGTTGCTAATGTTGACTTTATAGGCATCCCGTCATGGGTAAAACGCGTCTCGGTTATGTTCTCTGAAGTAAGCACAAGCGGAACAAGCAATTATATTATCCAGCTTGGATACGGTGCAACACCAACATATGTGACAAGTGGATATTTAGGTTCAGTAGTAGCTGGAGGAGGAACAGCAACTTCTTTTAGTACTGGATTTATGCTTAATAATGGTAGCGCAGCAACAGATGCTTATAGCGGAATTGCAACCATAACAAATATAACAGGTAATGCTTGGACTATGACAAGCGTTTTAGGCATTACAACTAACAATGCCAACCGATATGCCGCTGGAAATGTCAGCACAGTTACTGTCTTGACTGCAATCCGTATTACCACCGTAACCGGCACAGACACTTTTGACGCTGGCACTATCAACATCATGTACGAGTAACATTATGGACATCCAAGAAAGCAAACTTGCAATTGATTCAACCATAGCGACAGGTGCTATTACAATGCCGTTATGGGTTGCTCAATTGCAAGGTTGGATTGGACTTGGTATTTCTGTTGGTGGTCTTATCTTGATTGTCATGCGTATTATTATTGCTTTTAGAGATTGGCAAAAAAGGCAATAAATGGACCCGTTTACGATCCTCGCTGGCGCACAGGCCATCTATAGCGGCATAAAGTCAATGACCGACAATGCCCACGACGCTATAGATGTTGCAGAGCGCGTAGGATCGTTATTTTCTCGTGTTGCTCAAATTGTGCAATTAACTTCTACAAACAGGAAAAAGACACTTTTCCAAAGCCAATCTGATTTTGAAGCTGAAGCAATCAAGATGTACACGTTGCGGCAGAAAGCCCAACAACTACAACTTGACTGTAAAAACCTTTTTATTGGAACTTACGGGCCACAAGCGTGGGCAGGAATTCAAAAAGAGATAATTGAAATGAAAAAGGAAGCGGTACGTCAAGCCGCTGCTGCTCAAAGAGAAGCAGAAGAACGCCGTGCAGAGCTTATCATGGGCGCGTGGATGTTCTTGGGCGTCATCGTTATGGCTCTTGGCCTTGCACTCTTTGTTTACTTCACGGCGCACAAATGAAGTACCTGTTGGCGGTTGCATTTTTGGTCCTGTCAGGATGTGAGGACCGTTACCGTTACCCGTGCCAAGACCCTAAAAATTGGGATGCCGCTGAGTGTAACCCACCTATTTGCACCGCCTCTGGAACCTGTTCCGCAGACACCCTCAAGAGAAACCCGTGCGGGGCCGTGCCGAGATGAGGATCAGAGAAGATGAACTTCACGCACTGCTTCAATTCATCATTGGCATCAGCCTGTGCTTGACGCTTACGGGAACGGTGTTTGCCGTGCTGTACAGCCTGATATTTGTGGTGCAGCCGATAGATGGACAAGCACCAAACGACCAAGAATTTTTTAAGTTAATCGCGCCTATTGCTACGTTCCTGACGGGAACTCTTTCAGGAATTATGTTAGGATCAAAATCTACAGGAGGTAAAGACGATGGACCTACTTAAAAACTTTGGAAGTCTGATTGGGTCTGTTGCACCAACTTTGGCAACAGCCTTGGGCGGACCATTAGCTGGCATGGCAACAAAAGCATTGTCTCAGGCACTGTTGGGCAATGAGGACGGCTCTGACGATGATATTCAGGCCGCTCTACGCACTGCATCTCCTGAGCAACTTGCGTCTGTCAAAAAGATTGATGCTGATTTTAAAGTAAAAATGAAGAGCCTCGATATTGATCTTGAACGCATTGCGGTGGACGACCGTAAGTCGGCTCGGTCGATGCAAACTGAAACCCGCGATTTTATCCCAAGGCTCTTGGCGGTATCAGTGACCGTTGGTTTCTTTGCCATCCTGATTTACATGCTTGTCTATGGCTTACCAACAACAGGAAACGAGGCATTGTTGCTTCTTCTTGGAGCATTGCAAACAGCGTGGGGCGGTATCATCGCTTTCTATTTTGGCTCGTCGTCTGGTTCTCAAAAGAAAGACCAGATGATTTACAATTCCACACCCAAGGAGTAACCCATGAAAGACAACTTTGAAGAGTGCCTAGCTCATATTTTGAAATCGGAGGGGGGATTTGTGAATCACCCTAAAGACCCCGGTGGAGCAACAAATTTAGGAACCACCAAACGCACTTGGGAAGAGTGGGTAGGACACGAGGTAACAGTAGATGACATTAAAGCCCTCACAATTGCCGATGTCGCCCCGCTCTACAAAGCGCGGTACTGGGACAAGTGCCGCTGCGATGACCTCCCGCATGGGGTGGACCTTGCTGTTTTTGATCTGTCTATTAATTCTGGCCCTACTCGTGCCTCCAAGTTTCTTCAAAATGCTTGTAATGTGGTCGCTGATGGGGCTATCGGACCTGCTACACTTGCAGCGGTAGCACAGATGAACCCTCGTGAATTGGCAACTAAAATTTGCGATGCAAGACTGGCTTTCTTGCAAGCACTGCCAACATGGAGTACGTTTGGCAAAGGTTGGGGCCGTCGAGTAGCAGAAGTTGAAAAAACGGCTTTCAACATGGTTGGGTAAGAGGTCACCGTCATGGATTATGATACTTATAAAAAGCAAATCTATGTCATGGCGGGTTACACAGTCGATCCAGTAACTGGGTTGATAACTGATTATGACCAAAACTATCTGACAATTTTGCCAGAGATGATTACGTATGCTGAATTGAGAATGCAGCGTGATCTGGATTTTTTGTCTACCCAAACGTCTACGACAGCATATAGCTTGACGGCAAACAATAATACTCTGTCGATACCAACAAGTGCTTTTGTAACGCTGCAAACAATTCAAGTTAATGATGCTTCTGGTCCAACGCCGCTTTTGCCAACAACAAAATCTTTTTTGCAGAATGTTTGGCCTAATGTTTCTGGCGCAGCAGTGCCTCAATATTTTGCTGTATACGGTGGCGACAGTGCTACAGCAGGTCAAACATCTCAAAACATAATTTTTGGGCCTTGGCCTGACAGCAGTTACAATCTTACTCTGACGGGGACGATCCGTTCTGAAACTCTGTCAGACACAAATACGACGACCTTTATCAGTGTGTATTTGCCTGATTTGTTTATCATGGCGTCTATGATTTACATGAGTGGGTATCAGCGTAATTTTGGTCGAGCAAATGATGATCCGCAAATGGCGATCACATATGAAAGCCAATACAAGTCCTTGTTAATGTCAGCAACGGTTGAAGAATTCCGTAAGAAGTTTGAGGCCGCTGCGTGGTCTTCAATGTCACCTGCTCCTGTCGCATCACTCACAAGGGGATAAAACATGCCTCATGGCAGTGTAAAAATTATCCCCGGCGTTGATACGACAAGAACTCCTGCTTTAAATGAAGCTGCGATTTCTGAAACTAATTTGATTAGGTTTTTGCCGGATCGGAATGGTCTTGGATTGCCTCAAAAGTTAGGCGGCTGGGTAAGGTTTTTTAGTGGACAATTTGTTTCACCAATACGTGACCTTCACGCTTGGCAAGATTTGAATGAATTTAAATGGTTGGCGGTAGGTGCTGAATTAAGTCTAAGTGCTATTTATAATAGTACCCAAACAGTGATTACGCCAGAATTTTTATCCTCAGATGCGGCTCCTGATTTTTCAATTGGCGGTGGCCTTCTCTTAGGTGAAGGAACTAACGTCGATAATTTTATAATAACAGAAAGCACAACGCCAGCTTTGGATGGGCTTGAATTAAAAGTTGCTCAAGGCGGGAACATCGTAACAATCGTTGACGTTGGAAGCGATGTAGCTTTAACCGACATTGTCTATATTAAAACGCCTGTAGCAGTTGGTGGCGGCATTGTTTATGGAACATACGCAATTTATGCCAGAATTGATAATGATACATATCAAATTCAAGTTGCTTTTAATGCTACGGAGAATGTTGAAAATGGTGGCGCAGTACCCCTATTCAACACAACATCTTCAAGTTCATTTGTCACAGTTACATTAGCTAACAATGGTCAATCAGAAGGTGACACCGTAGCATTTTTAGTACCCACAACTGTTGGCGGAATTACAGTTTACGGGGAGTATCTTGTTTATAGCGTGATTGATGTAAACCAATTCACCATTGCCGCAACAAATGTGGCTACGTCTACAACCAGTGGGTACATGAATGGTGGGGATGTAAGTTTCTATTATTTCCTAGACCTCGGTGCTGGTTCTGGATACGGTCGTGGTGGTTACGGGCAGGGCGGCTACGGAACAGGTGGTTCTGCACGAGTCGGGACAAAAATTGAAACAACTGATTGGTATTTGGATAATTTTGGTCAAATATTAATTGCAAATCCGCATGGTGGCGCAATCTATTATTGGCAACCAAATGGACCATCTAGAACAGCTTTAGTGCTTAAAAATGCTCCCGTAGCTAATAACGGGGTATTTGTTGCAATGCCACAACGACAAATTATAGCTTTTGGTTCAACATTTAACGGTTTGGTTGATCCTCTTTTGGTGCGTTGGTGCGATATAAACAATCCTGAAATTTGGAACGGTCAGGCAATCAATCAAGCTGGCTCGTATGTAATACCTGAAGGAAGCAAAATTGTTTCAGCTATCCAAGCTCCACAACAGGCAATTTTGTGGACTGACCAGTCAGTATGGTCGATGCAGTACATTGGTCCACCTCTTGTTTACGCATTTAACAAAATTGGTACGGGTGTTGGCTCTATATCGCCTAAAAGCGTTGGACTGATGAACAATGTTGTTTATTGGATGTCGGAATCGCAATTCAATTTGCTTTCAAGCAATGGTGTTCAAACAATTGCGTGTCCTGTTTGGGACCAAGTATTTCAAAATTTGAATGAAAGCATTGACGAGTATGGTAACAAGTACACAGATCGGATCAGGTGCGCCACCAATAGTCAATTTGGTGAAGTAACTTGGTATTACCCTTCTGCAAATTCCACTGAAAATGATTCATACGTAAAATATAATACGCAGCTTCAGCAGTGGGATTACGGAACTCTTTCAAGGACAGCTTGGGTGGATCAGTCCGTTCTTGGATCACCAATCGGATCAAGCTCGGATGGTTATCTGTACCAACATGAAATCGGGTACAATAATGGCGACACCGTTATGCTGTCGTCCTTCAAGACAGGTTATTTTGCTATATCAGAAGCTGATCAACTTTTGTTTGTTGACCAAATTTGGCCTGATATGAAGTGGGGTACTCTTGATAGCGCACAGACAGCAGAAGTGAACATTACGTTTTACGGAACAAACTATCCGGGTGACACCCCTATCGTATACGGTCCGTTTACAATGACACAGGCAAAACAGTATATACAAACACGCATTAGGACACGCCTATTGGCAATTGAAATATCTTCAAATGCTGAACAGCTTGATTCCTTCTGGCGTATGGGTAACGTCAGATATCGTTTCCAACCTGATGGAAGGTTCTAACTTTGGCTAGTTTAGATGATATCCTGACAACACAGAAAAACGGCGTTCAAGGCATCAATAGCGTTGCTGACACGCAATTATTTCTGGCTGGGAAACAAAGTTTTAAAGAAATAAACACATCAACTGTTGTGAAAACAACTGCTGGGTGGGTAGCTAGAGTTTATGTTTTTCAAGCTGGTGATGATGTTGGCACGATCTATGACGCAGCATTAACAAGTACAGCAATAACTGGTGTGCGTGTTGCTTTGATTAACAATGTGGTTGGTCTTCAAGAAATATTTATGCCTACCGCAACTGGTATTGTCGTAACGCCGAGTAACGGCATGATTGTAACAGTATCGTATAGTTAGGAAACATCATGCCACTGGTTCAAGGTAAGTCCCAAAAATCAATATCGTCAAACATCCGAGAGCTTTCTAACACGGGCCATCCGCGAGATCAGAGCATTGCTATTGCTTTGAATGTTGCACGATCATTGAACAAGCCAAAGCACAAGGCAGATGGCGGTTCTATGATGGGTGTTGGCTTTTTTGCTAAGGGTGGGGTTACAAACCAGAAAAAAGTTCACACTGGTGCTATTCAAAGCGCAGTGGCGGGTAGGACTGATCATCTACCAATGCATGTTCCTGAAGGTGCTTATGTCATCCCTGCCGACATTGTATCGGCGTTGGCTGAAGGTAACACCCAAGGTGGGTATAAAATTTTAGACAGGATGATTGAACAATTCCAAGATGATGGAGAATATTCTCGTGGTGGAGAAGTTCCAATCGTTGCGGCTGGTGGTGAATATGTAATACCTACTCATGCAGTTGCAGGGTTTGGAAATGGAAATGTGGATCAAGGTCACAAAATCTTGGATGAGTTTGTGAAAAAAATACGCAAACAGACCATTAAAACTTTGCAAAAACTTCCCGGCCCAAAAAAGGATTGAGAATTTAGCATGGAATTACTTATTAAAACTAAGCGTGTACGTCTTTCAAAGAGCAAGCGTATGCGTATGAATCAGCCTCCAAAAGTTACTACGGAAGCTGTTGTGCGTGTTGGTCAGCCAGAAGATGAAGATGGCGTCATGGTTTTGGCCCGTCTGATCCATAAAGAGATTGGAATGTTTAATATTGATGAGGACAAAGGATTAACTCAAATCCGTCCTGCATTGAGAAAAGAACATGGTATTGTAGGCGTGATCGGTAAGAAGGATAACCTTGAGGGTTTCATCCTGTTGCGTGTTTCAACCAATTGGTACAGCCCAAAGCCATTTTTAGAAGAAATGTGCGTGTTTGTGCATCCTGACTATCGCAATGCGGTTGATTCAAGAGTTAGAAAGCTATTGGATTTTTCTAAAAAATGTTCTGACGAGTTGCAAATGCCACTGATGATTGGTGTTTTGTCAAATCAGCGGACTGATGCTAAAGTGAAATTCTACCAGCGTACTTTTGGCGACCCCGCAGGTGCATTTTTTATATATGGTGCAAAAACTGGTCAGTCTGAAGAACCTGATACTAGACATTAAGGAGACGGGCCGTGGGTAGCAAGGGTAGCCAAACATCAACCTCAACGTACAAGCCTCCAAAAGAGGTAATGGATAATTACAGGTACGTTACAGACCTTGCTAAACAAGTGGCTGCAACTCCTTATGAAAGATATAAAGGTGAGCTTGTTGCCGGAATGACGCCAACCCAAATGGCTGGCATTCAGAACGTAAACCAAGCTCAGGGAATGGCTCTTCCGTATTATCAAGAAGCTACTTCACTCGCGTCAGATGCGGCTACTGCGGGTGATACAAGGAATTTCAAGCAAAGCGACATTGATACTTATATGTCTCCTTATTTGAATAATGTCGTTGGTAGCACGATGGCTAACCTTGAGGAGCAGAATAAGCGTCAACGGCAAGACCTTGTTGGGACAGCTATTTCTCGCGGGGCATTTGGGGGTGATCGGGGCAAAATTGCAGAAGCAGAGTTGAACCGTCAGCAGGGTCTATCTACTGGCAAGACACTGAGCGATCTTCTTCAAGGTGGTTATAGTCAGGCTTTGGGTCAATTTAATCAGGGCATCGCCAATAAGTTCACTGGTGCTGGTCAGATAGCTGGATACGGCACAGGCGCACAACAGTCCGTCCTTCAAGGCGCACAGGCTCAGATGGCTGCTGGAGCGCAACAACAGGCTGTACGTCAAGCACAAGACACTGCTAATTATCAGCAGTTTCAACAACAACAGGCTTATCCGTTCCAAACATCGCAATACTTGGCTAACATTACTCAGGGTATTGGCGCACAGTCCGGCGGCACAAGCACTCAGACCCAACCCGGCCCAAGCATGGGTGGTCAGGTTCTTGGTTTTGCAACAGCAATGGCAGGTATGCCTTGGTCTGATATCCGTCTGAAAGAGAATGTCGGCGTTATCGGTAAGACCTTTGATGGTCAGCCTATCTACAAATACAACCTTAAAGGTCAAGAACAGACCCAAATTGGTTTGATGGCTCAGGACGTTGAAAAGCGTAACCCTGATGCTGTTCATCAATATAAAGGGTTCAAGAAGGTTGATTATGATGCAGCTACACATGATGCTGAAAAGCGCGGACACTTTGCGTTTGGTGGTGTAGTCCCTCGCTACGCTGATGGCGGCAGCATCAATGATATCATCCAGAGCCTTCAGGATTATCAAGAGCCGGGTGCTACACCTTTGCCATATGGGCAGTACGGTGCGCCTTACGGTTCTAATAAATCACCAATCTTTCCAAAAGAAGCACTCAAGGGATTGGGCGGGATGGGTCGTGGTCAAACACCTGCGGGAGCGGAGGAGAATTACATTCCTCGTGCGCCTAGGATTCAAGAACAGGAAAGTCCTGTCGATGCTTTGAAAAAAGGTCTACAGGCTATGTCTCCTGCCCAGACAGCCAACCTTAAATCTAACATGGGTTCTCTTGGCCTTGGTAGTAAGGGTAAGACGCTGTACACGGCTCCTATTGGGCCAAGCTCTACTGGCGATCCCATGCAAGCAGGTCTTGTCTCTAAAAAAGACGAGAGCGTACTTGAGCATGGCTTGAACTATTTGTTTCCGTCATTGTTTAAAAATCATGGCGGCGGTGTTGTTGGTCGCAATCACTATGAAGATGGTGGCGCACCTACATACAAAGTACAACCGCAAAATGTTGAAGATATGCCTCAATATCAACAGGCATTACTACAAGCAATTTACGGCCCTGAGAGCGGCGGCAGATACGACATTATGCAGGGCGGAAAAGAAACTTTTGATACTTCTGGGCCTCACCCTAATCGTGTAGCTCAAGGTGGAGAAAGCACTGCTGCTGGAGCAGGTCAGTTCATCAACAGCACTTGGAATGATGTTACTGGCGGTGCGCCAATGACAAAACCTTATCAAGATGCAGCAACATTGGCATTAGCTAAACGCGATTTTAATAGGCGTACAGGACAAGATTTAGACACTGTGTTGCAAGAACAAGGCGTAACACCAGATGTTTTAAAAGCACTGTCTCCTACTTGGGTAGCACTTGCTAATAAACCTGCTTCAGGAGCGGTTGCAGCGGGTGATATGAGCCGTGGTCCGGGTCTTGTGCCTCCAGATGGAGAAGCACAGCCCAGCAGCCTGTTGGAGCGCGTTACAGGCATGAAACTGTCTGAAGAGGCGCGTTCAGGTCTTCTGGCTGCTGGCCTTGGCATGATGGCGTCACGTTCACCGTTCATGGGCGTTGCTATTGGTGAAGGCGGTCTTGGTGGCTTGCAGACGTATTATAATGCGTTGGCTAACAAACGGGCTGGCGAGAAGCAACAAGCTGAAACTGAAGTTGCAAAACGCACAGTTGCAGTTTCTGAAGCTGGCGTTCCAATTGAACGGCAACGTGTTGATATTGATCAGAAAGCTAAAAATCTTGAAGCGTACAAGTTTTGGATTGCTTCATTTGTACCAGTGCCACAAAAAGATGGTAGCATATTATACCGTGATCAATCAGGCCAATTGATAGATGAAAAAACATACCGTGAAAGAATTTCTTCTGCTTTAAACTCATTGGGGTTGGCTCCCTTTGAAGTGAGCACACCAAAATCTAATACATCTACGACTGCCGCAGACTCAGCACTGGGAGGTGTCAATAAACCAACTACTGAAGCTCCTACCGCAGGTGGCGTTGTTCCTTCTGCTGTTGAGCCTCCTAAAGAAGTTGTTCAATCTGCTCCTAAATTTGTCAGGGAAGAAGATTTATTAAATCCTCCGCTTGCGGCAGCTAAAGTTGGTACACAAACAGAAAACGTGCCTGTCAATACACCTAATGAAAAAATGGTTATTGATGCGGACAACCCTACTATTCTTGACAGACTTGCTAATGAACAAATGAAAATTATGAAAACATATGAAGATCGTGGTTTAACTGCACCACCTTCTGCCAAAACTTTGTATGATTCATATGTTGCAAGAAGAACGGCAATTCTTGAAGGAAAACAACCTGTTGAATTTAAAGACGGTACGGCAGGAATATATCCTGCTGTAAAAGAAGCTAAACTTGCTGAAACGGCAGAAACAGAAGCTGCTAAAGCTCTACGAGGTCAAGGAGATAAAATTTTAGCAGAAGCTAACGCAAGTCGCTCGGCAGCATATTCAATGCAAATGCGTTTGGATGGCATGAGAGAATCTATCAAACAACTTCCTGAAGAAGGATGGTTATCACTGGGATATATGGCTCCAGAAAGATTAGAAGTTGCTAAAGGGATAAATTTCTTTGGAGCATTTTTGAAAGATTTTACGGGGCGGGAAATTTATGCACCAATTGATCCTCAAGCACTAGGTGCGGCTGAAGATGTATTCAAAAATACGTTTAAACTTGCTACTGATATGGCACAGCAATTGGGTCGCGAGCCGGGGTTCATTTTGGAGAGAATTCAACAAGCTAATCCGGGTATTGAAAATTCAAAAATGGGCTATGATCGCATTGCCGCAGGTATGCAAGCTACAGCTCAATACGCAATTGAAAAAGCTAATTTTCAAGAAAAATGGTATGACGACCATAAAGGTAACATGAGCGGTTCTGAAACGGCTTTTCACGAGGCCAACCCGCCTGAGAAATATATTAGACTTGCTATTGTATCGACGATTCCACCTGAAAAAGTAGAAAAATTTGTAAACTATGCTACAAAATTTAAAGGATATGATCTTTCTAAAGCTAAAACTATATTTGACAAAGAATATGGTAAAGGTGTTTCTGACATAGTATTGGGTAAATAAGATGGTTGATCCTGTCCAATTGCAAGAACCAGATGAAGTTTTTTCTCTGTCTAGTCCTAAGCAGCAAACTGCTCCATCTCTTGCTATGCCAGATGAAGAATTTGTTTTGTCTCCCAGCAAAGCAGCACAGCCACAACCTCAAACCCAATTGTCACCTGCTGAAGCGGAACACGCTGCACGGGTTCAAGCTATGCGTTCAAAAGCAGCGGAACAGGTTGGTAAGGAAAGTTTTGTTCCGGCAATGACGCCTGACATATATAACTTTCCTATCATTGGCGCACCGATTGAAAAAGGTCTGGCTTATGCGGGTGCTGCTCTTGGCGCGGGAGAAGGCGACACTGTAGAGGAAAGATACAGAAACCAAATTGCTCTTGAAGAAGCCAAGAGAGCAGAAAGACAAAAACAAAGTCCGACCGCATCCAAATTTGCTACTGCTCAAGAAATTGCAACTGGCGTTGTTGCTCTTCCTGAAATTGGAATTGAAGCAGGGCTAGTAAAATTGGGATCGGCTTTTCCTAAGATTGCGACAATCTTTGGCAGAACAGCAGAGTCTTTAGTTTATGGTGGTGCTGATGCAGCCTCCAAAGCACCCCCCGGCGCAACAACTGAAGACATGGTGGCAAGAGCAAAAGAATCAGTTGTTCCATCCTTGATAGGCGTTGCAGCATCTCCTTTGGTTCAAAAAGGATTTAATATTGTAGCAAACAAATTTGGTCGTACTGCTGTTGATTCTGCTGGAAATTTAACGCCAAAAGCAATTTTAGCTGCAAAAGAAGCGGGTTTGGATGACAATGCAATTGCTGACCTGAAGGATTTGCTTGTTGAGCAATTTACAAGCAAAGGCGTAACTCCAGCAGCAGCCAGAGAAGCGCAGTTTGCTGAATTTGGCGTCAAACCAACACTTGGGCAAGCGACACAAGATGTTGCCCAAATTGGCAAAGAATCTAAAATACCAATAGAAGATTTTAGAGCATCTCAAATTGATGCAGTCAGTGAAGCTGAAAAGAAATTGATTGGTTCACCATATGTAGGTGAGGCGGGTGAAATTCCAACACAGGCCGCTATCGATGCCCAAAAAGCATTAGCAGCAGGTGCTGGAAAAGCTAAGGGAGCCGCTGAAAAGAAATATGAAGAATTTGGTAAATCCAGTGGGCTTCTTGCTCCTCAAGGATTAGCTGATTTTTCATTTAAAGTTAAAGATGCAATTCCATTTGAATTGCGTCCCAGAAAAAATATGCATCCTATTTCTTCAGACGCTTTAAACATCATTTCTGATGAAATTGATGCTATTGGTGCAAAAGCATTGGCAATAGGCCCACAAATGCCAAATCCCATATCAACTTTGCAGCATTTAGAAAACGTCAGGAAGCTCTTAAATCAAAATTACATAGCTGCTAAACAAAGTGGTGAGCTTGGTAATTATTCTGCTGTTATCAATTCATTTGATAATGAAGTTGAAAAATTGGTTAATAGTTTGCATTTCTCTGGCGATCCAGATGCACCAAAACTGATCAAAGAAGCTCGGCAGTTGTGGTCGCAATATAAAAAGACTTATGGCGTCCGTCATGGAAAAGATGACGCCGGAAAAATGATTGACAATCTAGTCAATGAAACAAAAAATCCTGCTGATTTGGTAAATGCGTTATTTAATATTTCTGCATCTGGCGGTGCTAGGGGAAGCACGGAACGTCTTTATAACCGCATTCAGAACGCAATTGGTAAATCAAATCCTGAAGTTATTTCTGCAATCAATGCCGGATTAAAGGCAAAACTTCTTGCCCCTAAAACTTCCGACAGAATTGCTTCTTTTAAAGAAGTAGCGGACAGAATTGAAAAAATGACACAAGGGCCGCAAAGCATTTTGTTAAAAAAAATAATGTCTCCAGAGGAATTCCGCCAAATACAAAGGTATGGCAAAGTTTCTCGGATGCTATCAACAAAAGGCGTAGTTCCGTCAAACGCTACTATAATGAGGACATTGACCAGTTATGGTTTGAAAGGTGCTGCAATTGCAATTGGAGCATTACATGGCCCAGTCTCGGCTCTTGTTGCTCCATTTGTTGAACATTTGGCTGAAAAAGGCGTATCAAATCTTTTACAGAAAAATGCAATTAAACAAGCAACTAAAGGTGCGCCGTACGTTAAAAATGTTGCACCGCCTAAAGCTGGCAGGGCAGGTTCAAAAATACCCGCTTTGTATGAAGAATCGGTAGACAGTCGAGAAGGTAGAGCTTCCGGCGGTCGCATTAGTATGGCTGCTGATCGTTTGGTGCGTGAAGCTATGAAAAACCAAAGGATGATTGGTAACCATACCGAACAGATGCTATCCATGCCAGATGATGCTATTGTCAGCGCACTTGATGTTGCTAAGAAGACCCTCGGAGGAGCCATATAATGACCACCTATACCGTCAACAAATACATCGCAAAGCCAGCAAATGGTGGTTTTCCAAATGCTTGGGATGTTCCTGTAAACAGCGACTGGGACATTATTGACAAAGCTTTTGGTTCTGAAGTTACAAAAGCACTTGTTGGCAACACAGCTACTGTAACTCTTACTCAAGCACAAAACCAACGCATCCTACTGACGGGCGTTCTTACTGCGGCAGGAACCGTCACAATCCCGTATCAAGACGGAAGTGTTATAACGGCTGTCGGCGGTATGTGGGTTGTGAACAATGAAACTACTGGCGTTGATGGCTCTGGTGCGGCATGGCCTGTGACCGTCAAAACGGTAGTTGCGGGTAGCGTTGGTGTTGTTGTAGAACGTGACAAGCGGTCGCTTGTTTACTCTGATGGGACAGATGTGTTGTTTGCCGATGACCGTGCTGGCGGCGGCGGTGCAACTGGCGGCGGCGACGATGCGATCTTCTATGAGAACGATCTTGTTGTCACAGTGGACTATTCAATTCCCGCCACAAAGAACGCAATGACAGCAGGGCCGATTAGCGTAGACCCCGGCATCACTGTAACAATCCCTGCTACATCAACGTGGACAATTGTCTAACACCTAACGCAACACGACCGTCCCATCCATTTTCTTTTTCCAACGAGATTTTTTACCACATGGGAGCGGTGATTTTGATTGCTTCAAGCCAAGACTGGATGCCTTAACCCGTTTGGCTTTAGCAGCCATAGAGTGGTCCTGTTTTGTTTTCTCTCCTGCACAACCTTTGCAGGTGAGACGTATATTATCATCATTATCGGTTCCGCCTAACTCTAAAGCGCGGACATGTTCAAAAATGAATCCACCCGTAAATAGCTTCATGGAACAGATCATGCATTTGCCTTGCTCACGTTCCCAGATTGATAATTTGCGCCGAACGGAAAGGTTCCCGCGCTTTGTTGTTCCCATATCCTCAATCATGCCGTGCCTTTTGATTTAGGGAAAATGACATGTTCAAGAGGACACAGATACATCTCTTCAAAGTTCCCTGTGTTTGGCATTAACAAATTCTCAACAAACCAATGCGGTTTGGTATCCCAATAAATTATTCCTATGTGTGTCATTACACTATTAACAAAAATGTATGCCAAAGGTGTTGGAGAAGCTCTATCTATTGATTTTTTACTGGCTACGATTGCTCTTTTGAAGGGAAAATCCTCGCGACAGGTAAACATATTTTTCTTCATATGTTTGACCTCAACACGACCGTTATTTCTGCCTTCAATAATAATGTCTCCGTTGTCTACATAAGACATATGCTCTGATGCCGTAGGAGCGTATTTGTATGCAGGTATGGAAACTGAATAACCGTTCCGATGAAGATATTCCGCAACCTTAAACACAGCGGGTCGAGAGCCATCAACTCGTTTCAGAAAACTTTGGTGTTGTTCACTCATCTAAAGCTGTTACCTGCTCTTTGATTAGCTTGTTCAGAACGCCACGCCTCTATGACGGCATCGCACCGATTGCGTTCAGCACGTTCATATTCATCCTGCCTGATGGCGTCTACTTCTACATCGACAGCATTGGCGTATAGCTGATGAGCTTCTGCCCATGCCTCTCGCAGGGTGGCAGATTTCTCGTCAGATTGGAGGATCAGGTTTGCCCTGATCCTCTTGCGCTGATGTTCAGCCCTGACGCGCATAGCTCTAGCTTCTGAAAGCGTTGCTGATGATGTAGCAAGATGGTTCAAAGCACCTTCCATCATGTCGTCAGTAATGAACTTAGTCATCTTCATAAGCTCCAAAATTAGGATCAAACGGGGCAAGTGTTACCCAACATTCTCCCTGTGAATTTACCAGTGGCAGTGCCTCAAAACAAACATTGATGACTTCATTCTTACGCAAGAACGCTTTGCCAATTTTTGTTTTTCTAGTGCTACCATGCTTATCCATCCGATAGGTCAAAGCTACCCACTCTGTGACATTTTCATTTTTCATCAAAATGGAATTTCATCATCAGTAAAAGGTAGAGCGACAGGTGCAGATTTTGCTCTGCTGAGTGAAGACGTTCCTAAAGAAACAGGTTCAGATGTAGATTGCCGAGCTTCTTTTGCTTTTAAAGTTACATTCCAAAATTCACCGTTTGAACCATTTTTTGTAAAAACATTTATCCAATATTCTACACCTGAAACCTTAACGGTTCCTGTATAATCAGCATGATTTGGCATAGTCTTTTTTTGATTAACATTAAAAGAACCGCCATCGCCTTGTTGCTCGTAAGCCATTATTTTTGATCCTTGCTTAATGCTGAAACACGGGTTTCACACATTCCCTTGATATTATCATAACTGCTAGTTCCGGGAGTTATACCATATGTAACACGGTTTGTAGCTTCCTGTTTCCAAAACTCGCGCACCTGTTCAGCCGTTTCAGCCATCCCGATAGCTGTAGTTTGAATCTGAACATAAAGAGCAAGGTCTTCATCCGTAATCTTGAACTCGCTCTTTGTAACAATTGGCTTAACCTTCTGCACCTCAACCAATGGTTGCGCCTCAGTGGCCTCTGGATCGTCTCCAGTCTCAATCTGGAACAGTTTAAACAGCAGGTATTTATTGGCCCCTGTAATGGCTTTATAAAGCCCCTTGTCGCCAATACCGTTCTTGTTGCGGTCATTGCCACAACCTGCCGCCATAATCTTGTCAGGCCACGTCTCTCCGCTTTCATGGACAAGTGTGTATGCAATCATAACGGTCGTGTTGCCATGATCGTCAATCTTGCCAACATCCATGACTGAAGGAATCAACATCAATCCTTCCTCAATCATTGCAGGTCGCAGTTTGTCCAACAATGCGGCTTCACTTGCGTATTTGTAACCGTGAAACTTGTTCTCACTGCTCTTTTGAACGTAACCAACTTTAGTCATTACGTTATGCAGTGCCTTTGCTATCTTCATGCTCATTTTATTGCCTTATCATTAATGATGTGCCGCCATTGGACATGACACATCCTGCTACATCCATTTTTTGAAGCATTTCTTTTATCAGTGTTTTGTTTGGCTCCTTTTTAATTTTCATAAAATCATCTGGGATGACTGATTCATCCAAAATCACAACTGAAGGCGGCTTATTGATTACAGAAACGGTTCCTGTCGCAAACTCCATCTTCTTAACGTCTGCAATCTCCATGAGCTTCTTAATTAACTCACGACCAAACTCAACACGCTTGTCAAACCTGCTTTTACGTTCTCGGATGCCGCGCAACTTCAATTCTGCAACTTCTGACAATGCGGATGCATCTTGAATCTTCAACAACATTGATTCAATCACTTCATTAAACTTTGTCGATCCTTCCAACATGTCTTTGCGGAGGTCTTCATCGTCTTTTAATTCTGGGTACGATTCCAAGAGATTGTTAATCGTCTGTTCCAAAACCATAACATTAAACATTCAATTTTTCCTTTTCTATTTTTGCCCACATTACTAACGTCTTTACAGTTTGTCTCGTTTTGTAGCGATCTAGTTTGTATTTTTGACCGTTCTCAGGGTCTAAAAAAGATAAAACTAAAGATGATCTGTGAGCAAATCTATGCCATTTCAGAGCTTCAATACATGCAGATAATAGGTGTGTAGTCCGTTGCATTTGTTGTTCTCCTTGATCTGGTTCTTGCATGACGTGAAAATCGTGTCAAGCAATTAAATTTTTCTGGGGTAGGACTTCCATGATCACGTTGACACGGAAGGGTTAAGGAAACATTTACAACATATGGAAAAACACCCTCTCCGCGCTTGGCGGCACAAAAATAATGTATTGCTACACGACATGGCTTTGTCGTCGGGCATTTCTATTGCGTCTATATCTAGGGTCGAGAGGTGGAAACAGCCACCAACACACAGGATGATAGCCGCTATTATGAGAGCGACAGACGGCATGGTCCGGCCTGAAGATTTCTTTGGTGACATCAAGTGATCCGAGTAGAAGTCCCCCTAGCTCCAAGCGTTAATCGCCTGTGGAGAGCTACAAAAGGCGGCAAGGTCTATCGGTCGAGCGAGTACACAAACTGGCTGACCGAGGCCAGTTGGATGATCAAGAGCCAGACCAAAGACAAAATCATTGGGCAATACATTTTGCACATAGCCGCAGTCAAACCTGACAAGAGGCACAGGGATTTGGACAATCTCCTGAAGGCAACCTGCGACCTGCTTGTCAAAACAAACATTGTTGAGAGTGATTCTATGTGCCGCGCTCTAGCCGCTGAGTGGGTAGAATTTGGCGCACCTATGACACTGACCGTATACGGTCTTGAAGAGGAAATTGAAGAATGGAAAATCCCAAAACATATGGTGAATTGAAGGCTCACTATCTAGCCGTCAGTAAACGCCTAAACGGGGTTACAGGTGGCACGGGTGTTGTTCCTATTGAGCGGGTGTATCGACAATCTGAACAGGCTGATCATCACGTTGCCAGTACGACCTTTGCCCTTGAGACAGAGATGCCTCATTACAAGTTTATCCGTATGCTCCGGCAGGTAGCGGCAAACCACAATATTGATCCGGCTTTGGTGATGTCCAACTCAATGGCAAAGAATGTCCTATCTGTAAGGCGTGAAGTCCAATGGAAAGCACGGACAGAACTGAAAATGTCTTACGCCAAGATTGGTCGCATAATGAAACGGGACCATACGTCTGTTTTGTCCGCAGTAAAAAAGTGGCAAGAGATGCATCCACAAGTCTGTCACGCATCAACTCCATAACAGTTGACAGCTATCTAGAACTGTGCAAGAACACTTGGGCAAACAGAGCTACGGCTCAACTCAAGGAGACTAAAATGAGCGTTTCAGATACGATGAGAGATTTGGAGAACTTTGCTAAGGAAAGTGCCAAGCGTTGTGGAAGCCCAACTTCTGCTTCACAACATAGTTACGCCTACGGTTATATGGTCGGGTTCTTGGAAAATTTTATTCGGGATCAGAGTGTAGAAGTTCAGAAGAACTTTGAAAATGAAGTTGAAGCTAGAAAAAAATTATATAGTGAGGACGCTTGACAGCAATGCCAAGCTCAAGTACTGTCACTTTATCGACAACAGCCCAAGGGCAACAAAACAAGGACAACGACCATGACTTTCATTCCTTCCCCCGACCTTTTTGCTCTTTCAATAGAAGACCTGATTGACGAGGCAGGTAAACTTGATTCTCACGTCAAGGCTCTGACAAAAAATCTCGACCATGCAAAAGCAATTATCAAAGCAAAAATTGGTGAAGAAGCCTTTGGCAACTCGTACAGGGTGCAGATCACATCATCCCATCGTTGGACGTTGGACCAGACCGCTCTCAAGGAAGAGTTTGGCGAGGATTGGTTTACCTCACGGTCAAAGATCACAACCGTCAAAACACTTTTGATCAAGCCGTATGTATCGCTTGGTGAGATCAAGGCAGCATGATCCATTATTTTAAAAACAAATTCAAAGACAGGCGGCTTAAATTGCCGCCTGTTAGAATTTGGATCATTATGAAAAATCCACCAATTATGTCATCGCCAAAAATATTAACCATCGTGAGGATAAAATGATCACTGCAAAAGCAATCCCAAAACCTACCAAAAAAAAGAAGAAGTTACGGGATGAGAACGCACCCAAGAAATTGCGCGGGTTTGCGGCTATGTCTGCTGAAAGAAGGAAACAGGTTGCTACGTTGGGCGGTTTGTCTGTCCCAAAAGAGAAGCGCACCTTCAGCAACAAAGCTATAGCCATCAAGGCGGGTAAGATCGGCGGCAAGAACGTGCCAGATGAGAAGCGGTCGTTCTCGGTGGATCGGGAGCTTGCAAGTCGTGCAGGAACAGCGGCGAGGAGTAAGGTCGATGGCTAATTACTGGACGATGGACGAGAAGGCACTTGCTATTGAATTGTTAAACAAAAATTACTCGGCTCGACAGATTGCGGCTAAATTGAATGGGCGCACCAAGAACAGCGTGATTGGCGTGTTGAACCGGATGGGGTTACACTGGCCTAGTGCTAAACCAAAATCAAAACGTGAGTCAAAAGATAAGCCAAGGAAGCTCACGCATACGCCTCAGAATGTGAAGGTCAATATTGAATACAAGAGCATGGTTGATACTGTCTCAAGACCAAGCGGCGGTGTTCCGTATTTTTCTATCAGGAACTTTGAATGCCGTTACATCACGTTTCAGGGTGAGAGAATTGAACACACCTTGTTCTGTGGCGATCCGACAAAAGGTATGACAAGTTGGTGTATTAAGCACCATGCAATTGTGTTCAGACCAAAGGATACGCCGAGGGGAGCCTACATTGGGAAAGCGGTCGGATTTTGAACGGATAGGGTTGGACTTTTATCCGTCACCTTGGTCTGTGATGCCGCCCCTGATCCCACATTTGACTACAGGTTTTACGTTCTGTGAACCCTGTGCAGGTGCGGGTCACATGATTGATCATCTGGAAAAGATTGGTCTAAAGTGTGTTAGTCGTTTTGATGTCAACCCACAGCGGAGTGACATTAAAGTGTCAGATGCATCGTTCATAGATGAACAAGACCTCAATAATGCTGATATGATAATAACAAATCCACCTTGGGACAGGCCAGTGCTACATCAAATCATAGAGCGATGCAGTCTGCTCAGACCTACGTGGCTGTTGTTTGATGCCGACTGGGCGCACACTAAACAGGCTAAAACGCACTTAGAAATCTGCCGGAAGATAATTGCTGTCGGTCGGGTAAAATGGATTGAGGACAGCGCGATGGCAGGTAAAGACAATTGTTGTTGGCATTTGTTTGATGCCAAAAATAACGGGCCAACTATTTTTTACGGGAGATCACAGTGACAGCGGAAGAATGGACAGCTTTTGTGAAGTTTGCCAAAAAAGAATATGGGGTGACCAACAGCACATTGGCAAAAGTGTTGGGAATACACAGGGTTTCCGTCAAGACATGGCAGAAGACTGGGACGCCGGACTCCATAGGTTTGGCGGTGGCGGCAGTTGTTGCCGGATTAGACCCGTGGAAGCCTTGACGCCGTGACGATAAAATGACAAATTGAAATAAGTAAGGGCCACCAGTTTGCATCTGATGGCCCTGAAGAGCGGAACAATTGCCCTGTTCCGATGGTATTACATTAGCCATTATACGGCTCTGTAGCTGTCGGATCAACCCTTTGGAGTGATGCGATGGGACTTTTTTATATGCCTTTTTCATGGGGCGACTATTGGCGTGATACGGGTCACCTGTCAGATAGTGAACACGTTAGCTATCTAAAACTGATTAGCTATTACTGGCACAACAAATCTTTGCCGTCTGATGATGAAAGACTGGCGAGAATTGTAGGCCGCTCATTGTTTGAATGGATGGCAATGAAACCGACACTTCAGAGCTTCTTTTCTGAAGGTTGGACGCATCAAAGAATTGAGCGAGATTTGGTAAAACAAAACAATCTTGTGATACGTGGAAAGAAGGGTGCTGATGCTCGGTGGAATGCTTAATAGATGCTTGTGGGATGCTTGTGGGATGCTTGTTGCAATGCTTGTTGCAATGCTTGTGGGATGCTTAAGCATATGCTTGTGGGATGCCATATAAAGATAAGTAAGAGTCCTTCAGTAAGTAAGATAAAGTAAGTAAGTAAGTAAGTAAGTAAGTAAGAGTAGGAAAAACAACATGGCACAGTTTAAGTTGCGGGATTACCAGACCGATATCATCACAGCGATCAGAACATCGTTGTCGAGTGGCAAGAAAAGACCCTGCGTACAAGCACCAACTGGATCGGGCAAAACGGTCATCGCGGCATCAATCGTGAACATGGCAATGGACAAGGGCAAGAAGGTTCTGTTCTGCGTACCATCCATCAGCCTGATCGATCAGACGGTAAAGCGTTTTGAGGAAAATGGCATTTGGGACGTTGGGGTCATCCAAGCATTTCACGAGCGGACTGACTACAGGATGCCTGTACAGGTATGCTCGGTGCAGACGCTTGCCAGAAGGTCTATCCCTGAATGCGACCTTGTGATCATCGACGAGGCTCACGTCATGTTTAAATTTTATCAGGACACATTTGCAAACCAGTGGAGCAAAGTGCCAGTGATTGGCTTGACTGCAACACCTTGGCAAAAGGGCATGGGCAAACTCTACGATGATTTGATTATCGGGCAGACAACGCAGGGTCTGATTGATTTGGGCCATCTGTCGGACTTCAAAGTGTTTGCGCCGTCCCATCCTGATCTGGACGGGGTCAAGACCATTGCAGGTGATTATGACCTGAAGGGGCTTGGTGAGGCGATGGACAAGGCTCCATTGGTTGCGGATATCGTATCGACGTGGATGGAGCGGGGTGAGAACCGCCAGACGCTGTGCTTTGCCGTGAACCGCGCCCATGCCAAAAACATTCAGACGCAATTTGAAAAAGCAGGTGTTAAGACCGCCTACATGGATGCCTTTACTGATCTGGCAGAGCGGCAGGAGATTGCTGACCAGTTTGCAAACGGCGATATCCAGATCGTCTGCAACGTGGGCGTCCTGACGACTGGTGTTGATTGGGACGTGAGATGCATCATTCTCGCGAGGCCGACAAAGAGCGAGATTCTGTATACGCAAATCATTGGTCGGGGATTGCGGACAGCAGACGGCAAAGACCACTGCCTGATCCTCGACCACAGCGATACGACATTGCGCTTAGGTTTTGTTACGAGCATCCATCACGATACTTTGGATGATGGCAAGACCAAGAAAAAGGCCGAGGTCAAGAAGCGGGAATACCTGCCCAAGGAATGCGCTAAGTGCAATTTCTTGAAGCCACCCAAAACCCGCAAGTGTCCTGTATGCGGATTTGAGGCTGTCGCTGTGTCAGACGTGGATCACATCGACGGGGAGCTTGCAGAGCTTGGTCGGGATGGGTCGCAGAAACTGATCAGCTACACGCAAGAACAGAAACAGCAATTTTACAGCGAGCTGATCTCGTATGCGAGAGCCAAGGGCTTCAAGAGTGGATGGGCATATTGGACATACAAAGATAAATTCAAAGTTGGGCCTTCTAATAAATTTCACGATAGGCCATTGACGCCATCATCATCCACGATGGCTTGGATCACGCACAGAAACATAGCCAGAGCAAAGCAAAGGTCAAAAGATGAAAACAGAAGCGCAAGCTATCGCTGAAGGCAGGTGGCACTCGATTCTCACGCAGTTTGGGATTGATACTAAGTTTTTGGTCAACAGGCACGGGCCATGTCCCATCTGTGGTGGCAAAGATCGGTTCCGGTTCAGCGATCAAAACATTGGGCGGTTTATTTGCAATCACTGCGGGAGCGGTGACGGGTACAAACTGATTGAGAGAATCACGGGTGAACCATTCAAAGACGTTGTACGGAAAGTGAAAGACATGGTCGATACGATAAAGCCGCAGATCAGGGCAGAGGCGACAGATGAAGCTCGGCAGAAGCGGGAGATGCAAAATTTATGGGATCGGGGCATCTGGCCTACTGAAGGCGGAATCGTATCCAAGTACGTCAACAGCCGGATCGGGCAGTGGTGGTCAGGGCAATACCTGCGGGAGGTGGATCAGGTCCGGCATCCATACACGTCAGGTGATTTTACCTGCATGATGACCAAAATCACCGACCCAAGTGGTAAGCCGTGCAACATCCACCTCACCTACCTCAATGAACAGGGCCGTAAAGCCGCTGTAGAGCCTCCTAAGCTGGTTCTAGCAGGAAAGTTGACCGAGGGTAGCGCAATCCGCTTATCGCCGTCTGGAGCCACGCTAGGGCTTTCTGAGGGCATAGAGACTGCGATGGCGGCATCACTGATGTTTGACGTACCATGTTGGGCGGCAATCAGTGGCACGATGATGGCTAAATGGATTCCGCCGGAAGAGGTCAAGCGGGTGATCATCTTTGCGGATAACGATGGCAATTACACGGGACAGGCTAAGGCATATGCACTGGCAAATCGTTTAGTCGTACAGAGTAAATTGCTTGTTGAAGTAAGGGTTCCAGAGCTTGTCGGGGATGACTGGGCAGACGTGTATGAAAAAAAATTGAAAAATATTTAAATAGGGTGTTGACGCATATCTTCAGCTATGCCACAAGAGGGTATCAACAACGGGCCGAGGCCCACCCAACAAGGAGAACGACAATGACAACGATCAACAAAGAAGCCGCTTTCCAGAACTTGTTCACGGAGGCTTATATCGCAGGTCAGGAAGCAGGAACCCGCCAGATTCCCCGCCCAATGCAGGTTGTAGAGGCGGACGTGTTTGGTAAGCCGTTGGCAAACGCAACAGTTTGGGACGAGCCAGAAGGCATGTGCGGTTTTGCTTGGGTCGTCATCCGCCCTGCAACATCATCCTTTGCCAGATGGTTGCTGAAGAACAAACTTGCACGGACCGGATACACAGGCGGTCTACATATCTGGATCAGTGACCACAATCAGTCGTACGAGCGCAAGTTGGCCCACGCCAGAGCAATGGCTAAGGTGATTAGTGATGCAGGTTTTGAAGCCTACGCTGACAGCCGTTTGGACTGATCGGGATCGGGGGAGGGTCATGCTCTCCCCCACCACAAAAATAATTTAAATAGGGTGTTGACCTCTATCTTGGACTATGCCACAAGAGGTTATCGCAACGGGCAACCCGCCCAAACTTTGGAGTTTTACTATGGCCCTCGCACCACACTACAATTTTGAAGGTTCCACCCTCCCGCTGATCGTTGGTGAGTTTAAGTCGGAATCAGGAGCGTTGTTTGAATACGCTGTCCGTCCAGATGCTGACAAGGCGATCCACGATCCTGAGTTCTCGCACATTGTGTATGTCGGGTCGCATGGAATTGGTGGCGACTGCGGATACCGTGCCGCTAAGGTTCTGGGTACGGTCGCTTACATCGCGGTAGATGAAGATGACAACGGCACTGTGATTGAGAAGTGGGCGATCAAGAGCCACCGCACATACGGGAGGAAGTGATGGGAACGGAATATTATGTCGAGGTGTTTACCTTTGAAGAACAAGAAATTGATTTTGAATTGACCGACAATTTTGAGGATGCCTGTATTGCGTTTGATGTTTTAGTAACACGCAACCCAACCTTGTCAGTCCGTTTTGTCAATTTAACGACAGGATACCTTATTGATCAGCATAATTGGGTGGAGAGATGATGCAGGAAATAATCAGCGCGGTGGCAGAGGCTGTGTTTATTTCAACTCTGCCGATTGTGGCGATTGCAATTACTTTGATGATGGGTAAAAAATAATTCAAAATGCTATTGACCTACATCTAGAGCTATGCCACAAAAGGCTATCAACAACAGGGCCACGGCCCAAACCAACGGAGAACCACAATGTCTGCACCAATGAAACTGTCATTTTATAAAACTAATGACCATAATAGCTACAAATCAGCTCTGGAAGCAAAAGCGGTTTATTCCGTTTTGCTAGAGTATGGCGAGGCGCATAAAGGTTTTGAACAAGGCGCAGTTTATGACGCGATTGAGTTAATAAACGAGACTAAGCGGTGCTTTGGCATTGAAGAGCCATTGAAGTACGTGCTTATCGATGGCGACAAAATTATAGATTTTGATTGAACGCAACAACAAATCAAACGGAGAACCACAATGACACTAACGATCCGCATCACAACCGACAAAAATGGTAAGCGCATTGCCCACTATTATGGATCGGCACTCCGTTTGCATCGCATCTCAGTGGCAGAAGCTGAATTGGCTATTGCCACAGGCCGTTTGTTTAATCGTCCCGCAGTCTCTGCATAATCAGGAGAATCACAATGACACAGTACAACACCCCATCAGTCCCCGCCCAGTGGTCGGACAGCCGGAACACGCACCCCGCAGTCGCGATGGCGATCCACGCGATTGCTGATAGCTCCCGCCCCGCAGATGATATCTGGGAGGAGCCGACAATCGCAGAGTTTGACCACGTCATCATGGCTGTCGGGCATTACGTGGATCGGGGCATCTTTAACCAGATGAACCAATTCTGGTGGGGCGACCTTCAAGTTAAAATTTAACAATTAAATCAAAGGAAACAAAACAATGACATATGATCCATTTTTATCGCACTCACTGTCCTCAATCGATCCTGATCAGTTGGACGCCATTGCATCCTACGTGTTGAACAATCACTCCGGCCTGATGGATGAGGATGCGGTTGACTTGACCAATTTTGACCGCAGTCTGGAACTGCTTGATGAGCCGACAGACCTTCAATGGCTGTTGAAATACATGGAGCATCATTACAACCAGTTTGGCTCACACTTTGAATGGCAACCCGCACGATCCACAGGAGCATAAAATGTTTTTAGTTACCGACATATCAAATCTCTACGCACCCCGTGTTCTGGGCTTCATTGAGGCCGTGGAGGACATTGTAGATGTTCTGCCGGAGAACTTGTTCTGCATAGAGGAAGACGGGGATCACCCGCGCCATTGGGACGCCATCACGGAATCGGGTCGGCTGATCACGATAGAGCCGAACGGGGAGGGCGAGACACAGACAGCACTTGATGCTCAGATTGATGCCGAGGCATTGGCGCATGAAGCGGCAACCAATTGCTACTGATCAAGAGCGGGGGCTACGGCCCCCACTTATTTTTAAATAGGGTGTTGACGTGCATCTTGGGCTGTGCCATTAAAGGTCATCAGCAACGGGGCTTTGGCCCGACCTAAGGAGCTTAAAATGACTTTTATTGAAAACGAGAGTGCTTACGAGGCAGGTAAACAACGGAATATCCAGTTCAACCGTATCAAGGGCAACAAAAATCGTTGGCTTCAAGAGAGCGGTCAAGAGATTGTGAATCGTGTTGAAAATTTCTTGTTTCAGTCTGGTGAATTTGCCCCTGCCGAGATCGTTGACCGTCAAGGATATCACGAGCTTCAAACGCACCCAGTCGTGAAGGCATCCTTTGGTGATTTCCGCGCAAAAATGGTTGATTCCTTAATGCGGTGGGGTCGCCTGTCACCTGCTCAGGAAAAGGCCGTGCTTGGCATGATTGAGAAGGGTCAGAGCCGCATTGCAGAGCGTGAGGCCGCCAAGGCTGTCAAGGCCACAACAGCCAAGCACGTAGGCACGGTTGGCGAGCGGCGCGACTTTGAGGTCACCGTTCAGTTCAAGACCTCGTTTGAAACGCAGTTTGGTTGGACAGCCGTGTATGTCTGCGAGGACGATGATGGCAACGTAATCGTCTATAAAGGTTCAAGCGTCCTGTACGGCGCACCAGACAACTGCGGTGCGGCGGCGGCGATCAAGGGTGAGCGGATCAAGTTCAAGGCCACGATCAAAGAGCATGGTGTACGGGATGGCATTGCCCAGACCATTGTTGCCCGTCCAAAGCAGTGAAGTGACAGGGGATCAGCAGAGGGGGCTACGGCCCTCTCAAATTATTTTTAAATAGGGTGTTGACGCATATCTTGAGCTGTGCCATAAAGATCAGGCGGGGCGCGGAGTCCCTTTAAATTGGAGATAAAAATGACAAAGATTGTAGCGGCAGATGCCTTTGAAATTGAAGCCAACATTTTTGCGGTTGTTGCCTACCTTGGCAACGGTCATAGCGTTTATCATAATGGCCCAAAGGGTTTTGCCTATTTCACCAAGGATCAAGCGGAGCGTCTCGCAAATCGTATTAATGCTGATCGTTCCATTGATTTGGCTCATTGGGACGCAGGTAAGTATCAGCGTGATGAGTATGCGCTCATTGAGGCGGAATATTACGAGGGCTGATCTAAAACGGGGGCTACGGCCCCCACTTTCCTGTGTAAGTCGTTTGCAATGCCGCCCTTGAGGCGGTATATTTGTATGGAAATACAGGGATTCCAAGCAGGGGAGAATGCAATGGAAGAAGGCGAGAGAATTAGCAGTTTGGTCAATGATCAATCGATCTTTGTCGTTCACATGGATGAAGCGGGATTGATGACGATAACAACACGGGGCGATCCTGCGGGGTGGCCTGATGGGCTTACAAAGGCACTGGGGACGTTGCTGAAGGCGGCAGGGCATAGTTTGTGTGTAATGGTAGAAACGCTTCCTCAGGCCGTGCTAGAGCCTACAGATGCACAAATATTAGATCAGCAGATCAGTGATATAATCCGTGATGCAGAACAGTCTGAAATTGAAGACATTATGGCATCACATGAAGCAATAGCAGATCACCGAGCTAGCATTAATACACGGGAGACGTTTGCAGATGTTGTAGAGGCTGAGGAAGACGATGAGATCAGGCGCGAGATCGATGCTGAAGAGGCAGGTGAGCGGTGAGTGATCCAGACGTTAAGCCACTGAAGGCCAAAGACGCACCAAAGCAGAAGCTCACCAAAGCGCAAACAAGGTGGCAGAAAGGTGTGCCTAATCCAATAGGTGGAAAGAGAACAAACGAGTACACACAGATCATAGGTGATCATATATGTGAGAGACTAGCATCAGGTGAGAGTCTCAGGTCAATATGTCGTGATGAGAACATGCCAGCGTTGGCAACAGTATTGCGATGGGTTGCGGCGGTTCCTCTCTTTTGTACGCAATACTCACGCGCCCGTGAGGAACAGGCTGAAGCAATGGTTGATGAAATGCTTGAACTAGCCAATGCGCCCAAGGATGATTCATCCGAGGCCATCAATCGCGCACGGTTGCAGATCGATACCCGCAAATGGGTTGCGTCCAAGCTACGCCCCAAAAAATACGGTGATAAGTCTAATGTTGAACTCACTGGCGCAGGTGGTGGAGCCATTACTGTGCAACGGGTTGACACTACGATGTTGGACGATGACCAGAAGCTCGCGCTTGAGAACATGCTCAGGACCATCACGTTGACGCCTGAAGACGATGATTGATAGCCATGCCCTAGAAGCCACAGGGAAGCCCGTACAGCCGTTTGGTGGTCTATCCGGTGTATTGGTATCAGAATTTTGTTTTTGCCAATCTACTGGACATACCGTGAACAACTTGAACTATGGCACAGATCATGCATAAAAATGCGGTTTGGACCCTTAGGCCGATACAAGCAATTTCCTCAGTTTTGCTACAGCTTGGCAACAAAATGCGGCACAGCCCAAGCTATATGGGCGCAATGGCTGAGTTCAAGTAATGGCGTGGATCGATGCATGGATGGCGGCGTGGGCGGTGCAGAAGGCGATCCTGCATTGGTGGTTTGGAATCGGGTGGGTGACTATCAGCATAGCCGTCCTGAAGGTATTGAGGTGGCGTGATGTTTGACCCGTCTGCGCTGTCAGTGGACGCGATGAAGGCTGTCGTCCTTAATCTGGAGAAGGAGCGACTGGAGAAGAGCTTGTATGACTTCACGGTGGCGGCATGGAGGCACGTTGACAGCGCACCCTTTGCTCACGGTGGCTTTGCTCTACAGGCTGTGTGCGAGCATCTGGAGGCTTGTGTGGATGGGCATATCCGCAACCTGATCATCAACATCCCGCCGAGGTTTAGTAAATCTACCATCACAGGCACGATGCTTCCGGCGTGGACGTGGGCGCAGAGGCTCGACAGCCCGACATCCGGCGCAGGTGTCCAGTTCTTACACAGTGGGTATGCTCTCAACCTGTCACTGCAAGACAGCGTCAAGTGTCGTCGGCTGATGACATCAAGGTGGTATCAGCGCAGGTGGGGCGACCGCTTCAAGCTACTGGGTGACCAGAACACCAAGACCCGCTTTGAGAACGACCGCAACGGTATCCGCAACACCGTATCGGTTGGATCGGCGACCACAGGTCTGGGCGGTGCGTTCTTGATTGCGGACGATCCTAACAATGCGCAGGAGGCCAACAGCGAGGCGATCATCACGTCAACCAATGAATGGTGGGACATGGCGTGGAGTACTCGCCTGAATGACCCTAAAACGGGGTGCAGGATCGTCGTACAGCAGAGGCTTTCAGAGCAGGATATCACGGGGCATATCCTGTCCAAGGATGTTGGTGAGTGGACGCACCTGATGTTGCCTATGCGGTTTGAACCGGAGCGGCGCATCTACACGGTATTAGTTCCTGCTGATATGACGGATGACGGTGAGGCGGTTGTGTGGACTGATCCCCGTGAGACAGCGGGGGAGCTACTGTGGCCTGAGCGGTTTGGCGAGAGCGAGATCGACCTGTTGGAGCGGACACTTGGACCGTATGCGGCGGCGGGGCAATTGCAACAGCGTCCTGAACCTGCGGGTGGCGGCATCATCAAGCGTGTGTGGTGGGAGCCGTGGGAGACGGAGCAGTTTCCCGACATGGAGTTTATCGTTGCGAGTGTTGATACGGCTTACGGGGCCAAGGAGCATGAGGGTGACTTCAGCGCGATGACGGTATGGGGCGTGTGGCGTGACAGCGGTGAGACGACAGCGGTTGCGTCGAGGAACGGTGCGTATGCCAGTGTGACGAGCCGCATTGAGAAGGCTAATGTGGAGGCTGACGTTCCCAAAGTGATGCTGATGTTTGCATGGCAACAGAGGTTAGAACTGCATGAGCTTGTGACCAAGATTGGGGACACGTGTAGGAAGCTCAAGGTTGATCTGTTGTTGGTTGAGAACAAGGCATCTGGGATTAGTGTTGCGCAGGAGATCAGGCGCATCTTTGGTGCTGAGACATTTGGCGTGAGATTGATTGACCCCAAGGGGATCGACAAGGTCAGCCGTACGTATGCGATCCAGCATTTGTTTAGTGAAGGACTGATTCATGCACCTGTGGATCGTGTTTGGTGCGATATGGTTATTACGCAGTCTGCGCAGTTTCCCAAGGCAAAGCATGATGACTTGCATGACACGGCGACACAGGCTCTTTCATGGTTGCGTCAGAGCGGGATGATACAGCGTGGTGCTGAACGGACTGCTGAGTTGGCTGACAGTAAATTGTTTAGGGGCAACACTAACGATTTGCCATTGTACCCTGTTTAATTGCATGGTATGTAAACACCTCAATTGGGAGGTTGTTTATGGAAGACATTGTCAGCAGATTACGCACTTTGAATTTTATGGGGCCGTGGGCAGAGGCAGCGGATGAGATTGAGCGGTTGCGGGAAGCGTTGGAAACCTTTGCTAATAATGTAAAAGAAACAAACGAGGGGATTGATGAAAATTGGTCCAAGACAATCTATCCATTAAAAGCAGAGAACCAAAGGTTGCGGGAAGAGATTGCGCTTCTTAATTCAATGATACAAACAGAACATACAATTATCCGTGCCGCATTGAAGGAGGTTAAGTGATGGATATTGTTGAACGATTGCTTTTGTTGGCGGATGAAAAAAATTCCAACAAAGTATTGAGATTGGTTGATGAAGTTGCAGTTAAGGCCGCTGAAGAAATTATAGGGCTGCGAGATACTTTGGAGAACATTTTAAAAATCCCCAACAGTGAAGCGGCTCAAGGAATTATAAAAGTATTAGCTCGTGCAGCACTTGGGTTTGATGACCGCCGTCGTGATGATCGCGGTGATAACTTGGATGGGAACTGAGTGATGACTGACATTGTAGACAGATTGAGAACCGTTGACATCAGTTGGAGTCAAGAAGCTGAGTGGTGTGCCGAGGCAGCCGACGAGATCATCAAGCTACGGGAAGACAAACAACTAGCATTTGAATTGATGGACGTGTTTATTAAAGAAACCAATCGAGTAAAGAAAGTGCTTCACCGGATTGCTAAGATGCAGTCAGCACAGAAAATAGCACAAGACGCACTGAAGGAGAAAGAGTGATGGATATTGTTGAAGAACTTAGGATAATGGCTCCATATTATCCAACTCAAGGGATAGCCGCTGACGAGATTGAGCGGTTGCGGGAAGTATTAGGAATGTGGTTGCGCTATAGCAAATCTGATTATGATGACCACGCACAGATGATTATTGATTGGTCTGAAGCAGAGGCCGCCACAAAGGCCGCACTAAAGGAGAAAGAGTGATGTTTGGAATGCCATCAACCAAACGTGAAGGACAAACCATGCTGAATATGTGCATGGAACAATGTGAAGGCGTCTACTTAATGGATGAGATTGAACGGTTGCGGTTAGCTAACTCAGACCTTCAGATGCACTATGATTATGCCAAGGATGAGGTTTTAAAACTTGAGGCAGAAGTTAATCGTATGCGCTACGCATTGGATAAATACGATTGCCTTCACAGATGTACCGAGCCATGCGCTTTATATGCAATGGAAAAAGAACGCGAGAATGATTTCCCGCATATGATTTGCGGGTGGTGGGCATCTTCTGCGTTAAAGGAGAAAGAGTGATGAGTGAAAGAAATCCAAATTATGTTACGCCGGAAGAGGCATTCAAAAAAATATGCCCGTTAAAAGCAACATCGGACATTGATGACGTTAGCGGTCAGTGCGTCTCGCATGAGTGCATGGCATGGCGGTGGCATACTTACCAAGTTCAGATAATAGGGAAAGAGCGCACTGGGCCTAACATTTGGGAAAAAGAGACAAGCAAGACCTACGGGCGATGCGGGATGGTTTCGGAATGATGGATTTGTTGTTTTATATTGGAACAGCAGTAATTTGCATCTCGCCTCTACTACTTGGAATCATGATAACTCCTAAGGAGAAAAAATAATGGCGACAAAAAAGAAAGGCATTCTCACATCAGCACCGCAGTGGTGGGATCATCTGAAGGACTGGAAGAAAGTATTTTGGAGCGCAGAACGCAATGCCGTTAAAAGAGAAATTGAAAAAGAACTTAGAAACTCAAGAAATAAGGGAGACTACTGATGAATGTGGAAGATATTTTAATTGAAGACCTAGAACTTAGCACAAGACTGCACAATTGTCTCTTGAATGACAATCTTAAAACAATTGGAGACGTTCTTAAAATATCGCAAGAAAAAATGTTAAGATCACCTAATTTTGGAAGAAGATGTTTAAATGAACTTAAACAAGTATTGTTTGAACATAAAGTTCTATGGCCCAGTACTAAAAGCGGTGAAGAAATTCAGCTAACAAAAGAAGAACGTAGCATTGAAACTAGGAGACGGTGGAAAAAAGCTTACGTTTTGCATCAGGCGGGATGGGACTGGAGTTCAATTGGCAAAGAATTAGAAGTTTCAAAACTTTCAGCAAAATCAATGGCTAAGAAATATCGTAAAGAACATGATATTCCAATTATTCCTGTTCCTATATGTTGGAAACCAATATCAACAGCACCAAGAAATGGAACAGCTTTTTTAGGAGCAAAATACTTTGGCTACACGATTGGTTGGCAACGGTACATATGCGTGTGGCATAACCCAACATCACAATTTGCAGCGTGTTTTAGTATTGCTGAAGGAGGTGAATTGTATCCTTTAAATGAAAAAAGTTTTCCAAGCCATTGGATGGCATTACCGGAGCCACCAAATGTCTGATGAAGCATTATTAGCTGACGGGTTTGAAGAAGCCTTGATCGGTATGGGGCGGCAATTCAACCAAGACCTTGCCGTATATGATTTTGACAAGTGCGTTGAAATCTTGATGAAGCGTGATGGCATGGATTATCACGATGCCTGTGAGTTTATGGAATACAATGTGGTTGGTGCATGGGTTGGACCTGCAACACCTGTGTTTGTAGAGATAGGTAAGGAGCCTTCAGAATGAAAGAACCAAAGAACCTAAAACAAGAACGCAATGATCAGATTAAAAAAGACCGTGGTGATGGCATGACGTTTGCTGAACTTGCTGCAAAGTATGGCATATCTAAAACTAGGGCGAGAAATATATGTGTGCCAAGTTATTATTGAAAATAATGGTTTTCATCTCGCGTAAATAATGGTATTGAATATTTACGTCACGTATAAGGGAAACACCCCTGCATCCGCGACGGCAACGGGCAAGTGAGAGGCAATTTTAGGGGTTTACTCATGCACCTGAGATGCTGTGGCACTACAAGACAAAGTTCTGGCCTAATACGTGACAAACAACTGCATACCAGTGAAACTTTGTAAGCCGTCACTAACTTAAACAAGGAAACAAAATGAGCAATTTATTAGACAGACGACATGAAACACACGGCAATTTCCACGAGGTTGCAAAAATTTCAATGGGGATTAAAAAGTTAATTGAATTAAGCCCTAACGCAAAAAAGTTGACTGATTCTCAATTAGAATCGTTAAGTATGATTTCAAGCAAAATTGCTAGGATTTTGTGTGGCAATTCAAGTTACCGTGATCATTGGGATGACATTGCAGGTTACGCTGAACTTGGTGCGTCAGGGACTGTTAGCGTTCCTGATCAGATAGAACGCGACATTGCCGCTGTAGTTAATCATCTACAGGAAACAAGCGATGAAAAATTCCCGGACATTGTTACTAAACGCCGTGGATATTTTAAATCTGGTGAAGAAAAATGAACAAGCAAGACAAATTCTACATAGAAATGGAAATAACTATTAATGAATATGTCCGGTACGCTGGTGAATTAACAAACAATTCAGAATCGGGATTGTTGTTTGAAAAAGAGTACCAGAAGGCATTAATGAATGCTTCCGTGCTTGGTGAGCTTGATTACGCCACTGTAAAGTCAGCAATTTACAAAATTTGCAGGGTAATTAAGGATTTAGAAGAAAATATTGTGTCAAATGTTGATGAACCGCGCTCAATACGCAAGAACTTGGAAGAGTTAAGTTCAATTTTGCATATTTCACGGTCACATATTGACAATGCTATCAAAAGAACCCTTGAATTGCGCCCGTCAGGTAAAAAGGTTACACGTAAACCAACAATTTCTACGGGGCCATCACGATATGCCTAATTATGTACAGTTGCTAAGGGACATGGCTACAAACAAGCCAACAGATATTGATCCTGAAGAATTAGCAGACTACGTTGAAATGCTTGAAAAAGCTGTTTTGCACGTAAACACCAACCTTTATCAAAATGATTTCAATGAATGGTGTTTTTTTGAACCATTTAAAGAAAATTTGTTTAAAAAGGCAGTTGATACGCTTACAAAATAACAGCAACGTCATAAGATGGGTAAGTCCAACCATGTGTTTGCGTGATTCCTTGAATTCTCGTATAGTGTTGCTTCCATTAAAAGGATGTAGCACATGGCTGGACTTGTCCCTAATATCCGCCTCGTAGAAGACGCCCCCCAAGACGTTCCTACTGAAGGAATGGACGTTGTTGTAGTTGAAAACTCTGATCCAGAGGGCGATAACCTACAATACGATGAAAACGGTAATGTTTTGCGGATTGAACACGATGATGGATCAATCAGCGTGTCATTGGACGGGCGTCCTATTAAATCCAACGATAAAGACACGCCGGAAAACTGGTTTGACAATCTTGCCGACGATATGAGCGAGATGGAACTCAGCAGGATTACTGAAGACCTTTTGCGAGGCATTGGAGAAGACATAGAGAGCCGCAAGGACTGGATTGAGGACAGAGCGCAGGGATTGCGCCTTCTTGGTCTCAAAATTGAACTGCCGGGCCTACAGGGTTCCGCAGACGGCGCACCAATTGAAGGCATGAGCAAGATCAGGCATCCGTTGCTTTTAGAAGCCGTGCTGCGTTTTCAAGCTAATGCGCGTTCTGAGTTACTGCCTACTGACGGGCCTGTTAAAATCAGGAACGACGACACAAACGGTTCACCTGAAGAAGACAAACAAGCTGAAGACTTAGAAAAAGATTTCAATCATTATCTGACGGTTACGGCTAAAGAGTATTACCCAGATACGGACAAAATGTTGTTTATGCTTGGCTTTGGCGGATCAGCGTTCAAGAAAGTTTATTTCTGTCCGTTAAGAAATCGTCCTGTATCTGAAACTGTTGATGCGGATGATCTGATTGTAAACAATCAAGCTACTGATCTTGGAAATGCTCGCCGTATTACGCACAGGATTATGATGCGCCCGTCCGTTGTAAAGCGGATGCAGATCATTGGCGCATATCGTGATTGCGATCTTGGTCAGGCTGTTGCAAAGACGCCTAATGCAATTCAACAGGAAAAGAACGCACAGCAGGGCATTCAGCAAGATGTAAAATCTTCTGAAGATCGTGATCGTGAGATTTATGAGTGCTACTGTGAACTTGATATCCAAGGCTACGAGCATACCATTGATGGTGAGCCTTCAGGTCTTGAAGTCCCATACCGTGTGACGGTTGACGTATCTTCCAAAAAGATTTTAAGCGTTGTCCGCAATTACGATGAGGATGAAGAACTTCCAGAAGCCAAGACAACATTTGTAAAGTGGGATTTTATCCCCGGTCTAGGTTTCTACGGTATTGGTTTGCTTCACATTCTTGGCAATACGACAAATGCCCTGACAGCTACATGGCGTGAGCTTCTTGACGCAGGTATGTACGCAAATTTCCCCGGCTTCTTGTATGCAAAGGCGAGTGGTCGGCAGAACACAAACATTTTCCGTGTTCCTCCCGGTGGCGGCGCACAGATTGATACGTCAGGTATGCCGATACAACAGGCTGTCATGCCTTTGCCGTACAAAGAGCCTTCAGGCGCACTGATGCAGTTGTCTGAAAACATGAGCCAATACGGTCAACGTGTTGGTGGTACTGCCGAGATGAATGTTGGAGAAGGTCGTCAAGATGCACCTGTTGGAACAACGCTTGCGATCATTGAACAAGCGCAAAAGGTTCTCAACAGCGTTCATAAGCGGATGCATTCAGCACAGGCGGATGAGTTTCAACTTCTTGCACAGTGCTTTAGGGAGAACCCAACATCGTTTTGGGAACGCAACAAGCGTCCTGCAAAGAAATGGGATGAACAGCAGTTTATAGCTGCTCTTGATAACTATTTGCTTGTTCCACAGGCTGATCCAAATACCGCATCGCACATCCAGCGCGTTATGAAGGTTACTGCTTTGATACAGTTGGCAAAAGAAGCACCACAGCTTTACAACATTGAAGCTGTCAATAAAGAAGCCTTGATTGCCCTTGGCTGGTCTAATCCTACAAGCCTGTTGCGTGATCAAGCAGAGCAGACTCCTCCTCCTCCAGAGGAAATGGCAAAGATGGCGGAAGCTCAAGCTAAAATGATTACGGCTCAAGCCAAGATTGCTGAAGTTCAAAGCGGCGGCGTTGGTGTACCAATGGACCCGGCAAAGGTGCAGATGGAACAGGCTGCAAATGAAGTAAAGCTGGCTGAGATCAAACAGCGTTCTATTGATGCACAGTTGGACGCCATGAACCGTAAGCGCGACAGGGAAAGCCGTGAGAGAATCGCTACAGTGAAACTAGCTGAAACTATTGCAGAAAAACCTGAATCGATGGGCATCATGGACGGGATCATTAAACCTGATATGCTTACTCGTCTTGAAGGAAATGAAGAACCGTTTACACCAAATCCAGATGGCATTGTTAAGTAAGAGGTTGCTATGGAAGATTATGATCAGGATATTGCAAATGCCCTGCGTTTAGCACAACCATCAGAAGCAGCTAGAGAAGCACAACGCATACAAGCATTCCGAGATCAACAGGCAGCAGACGAGCGTAGGTTTGCTCCTACGATTAACATAAGCAATCAAGGCCAAGTGATGAATGAGGCGCAACGGTATAGACCGATGCCTTCAGCCACTGGTGAACCCGTCCAACCTGTCCAACCCGTCCAACCGGGCATGATGGGTCGTGCTTATTCTACAGCAACAGGTGGCAGAAACGCTCAGGCCGATATGAGCAGTGCTTTAGAAAATTTGCCTCAACCAATGGAATATTTTGATGACGTTGCAAAAGCAGCACGAGAATCAAGTGCATATGCAAAGCAAGGCATTAATAAAATGGGGGAATCTGGTAACCCTTTCAATCAAGTTGTAGGTGGTGGTGAGTATGCTCTTGGTTCTCTTGGGTATCTAGTTTCCCCTTTTACAGGCGCAGTTACAAATTTAGTAACTAATCCGGCTAAAAAAGTTTTTGGTGAACCATTTGCCCAAAGAGCAGACATAGTTGCTAATTTAATAGACCCGTTTTCTCCAACGGCTTATGTGAAGGCGGGGCTTGCGGCAGCTATCCCTACATTAGCAATGGCTACTATTCCGGCTAAATCTAAAGCGATAGAAACTGCTTTGCAGGTAGCAAATCAAGCGTCTGATTTAAAAACCCCAGAACAGTTAGCTTTAGAAACAGCGCAAAAAACTGCACCTTTGCCTACACCTGCTTACAATCAGCCAATAGGCCCATTGTCTCCTCCAGTTGTTCCAAAAGGTTCTTCAGCATCGCAAGCAGTAGATTTGTTAGCTGAGACGCCTAAAGCAGATGCTGATGCTATTAGGGCAAATAATCAGGGAACCGGGTTGGTTTACCCTGAAGATGAAGCACTTGAACGGTTAAGACTTAAATTATCACGTAAAGAACCAGCACTTGCTTTGGGAGAAAAAGCTCAAACCAGTTCTGTTGGCGATCCTTTGAATGAAAGAAGAATTATCCGCGCTCCAAGAGATGCGGAAGGCAACCCAATTGCAGGAAAGCCTGATTTCACGGTGGGCAAAATTACACCACAAGATTGGGTAAATCGTGCTGAAAGCATGATGAATGATAATGAAATTCAAGAAGCGTCAACGTGGTATGGAAAAATAAGAAGTATCTTTAACAATTACACAGGTGGTGATTCTGAAAAAACAAATAAATATATGAAGGCTTGGCTTGTAGGGCAGCAAAATGTTGATGTTGCTGGTTCATTAAAAAATGTGTTTTTACAAGCTGAACAATTTGCTAGAAAAATACCAGAAGCAGAAATGACTGGTGGAGGTATGCCTAACCCAACATATGCTATCCGTCAGGTTCTTAAAGATGAACCTATTGAATACGGCGTTGGGCAAAAAATTTCTGATTTTGTTGATTCTGCGGAAAATAAACCCGTCAGATCATGGATGGCAAATCATCCTGATGGCGGGTCGCCTTTTGTCGTTGATGTTCACACTGCAAGAGACACAGGATTGGTTGATCAAAAATTAATCAACCATTTAACTAAATTAGGATACAACACGGAAGATTTGAAAAATTTAAAACTTGATTTTAGTGATGCAATTTCACCTCAAAAATATGAAAATCGTTCAGAATTTGGGCATGAAATAACAAATTATTTAAATTCTATTACTTGGAAAGGCAGAAATGATTGGACGCCATTAGAAGTTCAGGCTGTTGGCTGGATGGGGATGACACGTTTAACAGCGGATAAAGCAGAAGATGTTGTAAGCGGGTTTGAAAGAAACCTCCGTAGAATTTCTATGGAAGCTGCGCCCGGAGAGGGGTCGCCTATTCATACTTTATATAACAACAGATTTAGTGTTTTGTCTTTGCCAGAAAAAGAAACAATTACTCAAAACATTACCAATAAAGCTCTGGAGGATGTGTCAAACCTCGTTGGTATTGATTTAAGGTCTATCGCTCATGGATCGGGCGGTTGGAATATGGATATTAACCCATCCAGCGTTGGGCAGGTTTATGCAACTCCACAAGCTGCTCAAATGGGTGCAAATATCCTTGGGCATATTTTGCAACAGTCTGAAGTTTGGTCAAATTCAGTAAAACCTTTAACACAAAACCCAAGCAGTTTTGCTATTGATTTTCTTGAAAATGGCACAACAAATCTACGCGATAATACGCAGCTTGCTGATTTTTGGAGCCGCATTCAAAAAGCAGACCCCGATAAAAAGAAACCTCTTTTTGTTGGATATCAGCCAATTTCTACACCAGATGGAAGAATTGGTATCCGTGTTTTAATTGATCGTGGTGGAGCAAAATTAGCAGAAACATTGACTTCCGCAATTGAAGGGCCGATACAAAAAGAATTAAACAATATAGGATATGATGTTTCTGCTCAGGTGCATGAGGCAGAAATTTACAAAGCACAACATGATTGGAAAGGTGACCCCAGTGGGCAAAGTTACATTACTGCCGCCAGCAACCTCCTTGGACGAGATTCCACAAGCGATCTCAATAATTTACGGGAAAAATATCAGGAGCAATTCCGACAGGAACTTGAGTCCGCAGAAGACAGAACCAAGCGACAAGGAACTTCAACAATTGATCAACAAGGACTACAAGGATCACCAGAAGAGGTATCGCGCCAAATTGACCAACGTGCCACCGCGCAAAATTACATTGAAGGAAATGCGGGAGCTTTTGAACAAAATTCATCCGATGTTCTGACAAAAGATGTTGGTTCAGGGCGGAACTTTACCGGGTTTTTTGCAAATATTACTTCTGGACTTACTGGCAAACCAACAACAATGGTTGGTTATAAACCTGCGTTTGATATTTCAAAAATCAAACCGTTTTCAGAAGAGTATTTAAAACACATTGGAAATTTTGATGACCATATTGGTTCATCAATTCCCGCTTTTAGAGAAATACAACAGTCCGTTGGAAATTCAATTGTAAAAACTTTTGGGGAAGGTGCTAATATGCTTGATATTGGCGCGTCTGAAGGAGCTTTGGCAAAGACAATTACCCAATTAAGCAACGGAAAAATTAAAACAGTTGCATTAGACCCTAACCCGTCAATGCAAGCGTCATTTAACAATATTTCTCAAGTTCCCGGTTCAGAATACTACCTTGGTGCTTATGGTCATGCTGATGATGAAGGTAAAGTAGCTTGGACAGAAGACGCTATTCTTAAAGACAAAAACGGTGTTGATAGGGATAATCCACACGCAAATATAGACATTCCTTATTACGCCCCTGATAGAAAATTTAATGTTGTCCATGAAGCAATGGTTTTTCAATTTATGAACAACAATCGTTCTGCTCAAATACAACGCGCAAAAGAACTTATGGAACCTAATGGTATTTTAATTTTAGAAGAAAAATTTATTCACGGCGACGGCTTAAATTTAGAAGAATTTTTGGCAAATGAAGTTAAAAAAGATGCTTACAAAGAGCAATTTTTTACCCGTGAAGATATTGAAAGAAAACGCCAAGCTATTCTAAGCGGGAAAGAAGATGAATTTGTTGAAGGAGAAAAAGCAAAAGAAGCAGCCGTTGTTGGAATGCATGATTTGCAAGTTTCTCCCGGACATATTGAAAATGAATTAAAAAAGAATTTTAAAGTTGTTACACAATTTTGGGATAGTGGAAATTTCAAAGGCTATGTAGCATCAGATGATCCTGCTACATTGTCTCGTTTTTTAGCTAATATGCCATCTACAAACAGTGAATATTCTACAATTCAAACACCAAGAATGGTTACGTCTCAAAGTAAAACACTTAATTCTCGTATTGATATGCCTCACAAAGATATTATGGCTCGCGATAAAGTTTTAGAAGATAACGTATTAAAATTAACAAATAACGAGATTACCCCTGAGCAATGGGATGCGTTAGTTAATGAAAGAAAACCTGTTGAGCCATACTCAATGGATAGAATTCCTGTACCTGCAACACCAGAACAGGCTATCAATGCTTTAAACAAAGACAAAAAAGAAAAATATGGTTTAACGGATCAATATTACAAAGAAGGTGACCCCGTTAAACTACGATTGGATATTCCTGCTTATGAATATTATAGCACATGGGTTAATGCTATCCATGATGGAAGGTCTGGCGACGGGAAAAACCCTACTACCTATAGCAGCGTAAGCGCGGCAACTAATGTTGAATTTGATGTATCCAAAACAGGATCAATGAAAACAGCAAAAGGAGGCAGCAAAGCCCCATATGCAACTATGAGCGGCAAATACAAGTCTGTAACGCCTGAAGAAGCATATGCTAAAGCTCAACAGTACTTTAATGATCCGCAATGGGTTCAAATTGGTATGGACCCAACACGGCATTCTTTCTTTTATACCCGTGAAGGCATGAAGCCTGTTACAAGTGCGGAAGAAGTCCTTCAGATAGGCCCATTGGTTTTTGCAAAAAATCCAACTTACGGCAACAGGGCTAATTATAAATTTAACCAAGGCGGTCGTGTAGGGTATGATAACGGCGGTGGAACTGGGCAAGGAATAGCCGCAGATTACATAAGCAAAGCACTTATGGCTGCTCTTCAAGGAACACAAGATGCTCCCGGCATAGCTGCGACACACGCTGGAGATTATGCAACAGAAGTTGCGGCTCAACATTTGGGTGCATTGCCTGAAGTCGCGCATGGCGTATTTGCAAATTTGCCTGAAGCTGCTAAAGGAGAACTTCTTTCAAGACCAACATTAGGCATTGATTGGTGGAATGAATTTTTTAAAGAACAAGGTTTGCAAAGCCACCAAGTAGACCCAATGGTGCATGATTTAGCATTAGCTACAGCAATTCTTTCTCCAATTTCCGATACATTAAAATTAGGAACTAAAGCAGCGGAAATTGGCATTGAATCTGTTCCAGTTGTACAAAAACTTATAGCTCCCGCTAAAGAAATTAAACATTTTCCAATAGGAACAAGCCATCCTAAAGTTGAAACAATAGCTCATGGTCTTGCAAAAACGGAAAAAGCGGGAACTAAAGTTGGTTATGGTTTAACAGCAAATGCTGAATTAAATCCACAATCATACGGCCCACCTGAAGGCCAAGTTAGTGCAACCCATCATGCCCGTGGTGGTTCAGTTGACCATGCGCTACAGTTAGCGCATTATTACAGTAATTGATTAGGAGAGCGGTATGGGTTTGTTTGATTCAATGTTTGGCGGCGGCGGCGGAGATAATGCAAATTATATCGGCGGCTCAGACATGGGTGGCTATACGGGTTCAGGTAATAACCAAAACACATACGGCCCCGGCGGCAACTTGAGCAAAGAAGATTATAAAGAGCAATATGGCGGCAATGATAACAAAAATAACAATAATCAAAACAATAACCAAAACAACAACAAACCAGCAGAACCAGTAGCTGATCCATATGTTGCCCCAGTATATGTCCCTCAAGAGGCATACACGCCGCCGCCACAGGCTGAATATGAATCACTTGGTGCAGTTCCTGCCGGGAACGCAAAGATGTCCTATCAGTCTTCTCCGGGGGTTGTATCAAAAAAATCTCTTGAAATGGCCCGTGGAGGACAAGTTCATGGCAATGATGTTTCTGATATAGCCATAAGATTGGCAAAATTAATAATGGAAGAAATGAAATCTGATCCATTGTTTGAACGGAAGATTCAGAGTATCTTATCAAAAATGTAACTGCAATATTGCAGCTAAGGAGCAGGTCTATGCATGAATATCTTAAAGCGGCTCGTTCCGGTGCTGCAAAACGTCTAAAAACAATTGCGACTGAAAAATCTCAAAAAGTTGACTCTTCTACATGGTCTCCAGCACCTGAATTGGAAGCTGGCAAGAAAACAGGTATGCGACCCATCAGCAAACGGGCTTTTAAGTCTGGTGGCAAGGTAGTTGGCAAGATTGCTAAAGTACGTGCAGATCGTGTTGCACGGAAGAGCGGCGGCAAAGTTACATCAGAGCAGCCTCCTGTAGATCGGTACATCAACCGCGATCTTAAAAAGGCAAATGATTATCGTGAAGGCGGTGACAGCCACGTTGGTGCTTTAAAGAGCGGTGGCAGAACAAAGAAAGATATTGGCGGCGGGATGCCGTTTGAAGGTGCTAATACTGGTATTCCAGTTGGGCGCGGTAATGCCAAATTTCTTAATACAGGCTTGAAGCGTGGTGGAGCAGCTAAAAAGAATGCAGGTGGACCACTTTTGGCTGGACCAGCATCACCAGAGATGATGGCTAAAAGATACGCCACAGGCCCATCAGCGGTAGTTGCTCCTAATGCTCCACCTCGTAAGTTGGGCGGTCGTGCAAATAAAGCAAACGGTGGCTCAACTGATGAATTCATTAATCGTCAGGTAAAAAGATCAGAAGACGAGGAAGTGAAATTCCCTAAGAATGTTCCTTTGCCTCGTCCTCGTCCAAAGTCTTTGGATGCTTCCGAGTATCGTTACAAAGGTCCAAAGCGTGATCTTCCTAAGCCCGGTCTGCCCGGATACAAGAAGGGTGGCAAAGCTAATTGGGAAGGTTCTGCAAAGGATGAAGCGCAGGACAAGAAACTTGCAGCCAAGCGCGGCATTTCCATGAAGCAATGGGAAGCGTCCAAGGCTGACGACAAGCATGATTCTCAACAGTCCATGAAGGGGTTGAAGAAGGGTGGTCGCATTGATAAAGAAGATGGTGGGCCAATTCATCATTTTAGATTAAACTTGCAAAATGGTAAAGATAAAAGGACTCAAAATCTTTCATTTGGTGGAGAATCTCCAGCAGATGCGCTTATTAATAGAATTAAATTTGCAAATGCAGGTGGTTGGGACGTTACTGGAGCAAAACATACGGGGAGCTATGTTGGGGATAAAAAATCAGCGGGGAGTAGTGCTGGTTTAATGAAGAAGGGCGGTCGCGCTCACAAAGCTGGCGGTGGAATGAATGAGCAAGCAAAGATGGCTATGATCATTGCAAATGACCCCCATAGCAAACGGGATAAAATTGCGGGTTTCTTGCCACCTTCTACAAGAACATCTCTTAGCCTCCCTAGTTTGGAAAGCGGTGCTTCTAAAATGTCTGTTAAAAAAGCTCATGGCGGTCGCGCTCACAAGGCAAGTGGCGGTCTTAGTGAATTTGGTCAGGCCTTTAAGGAGGGTCGTGCCGCAATGCTTGCAGGTGGCCCAAAGACGTTTGAGTACAATGGCAAGATGTATAATACAAACCTTGCCAAGCCATCTGAGGCGGGTAATCCACCTCGTCGCGGCGTTCCAAATCCACCTTCTGCAACAGAACGCTCGTACCGTGATCTTGAAAATACAACGGCAAAGAACAAAGCAAATTTTGAATATTCTAAACGAGTGGATGAAGTTGCCAAGGGTGTAGATGAGGCAGCAAAAAAAAGAAATGAAGAATCTGTAGCTCAAAATTACAGAAATAATTTAGCAGCAGCGGGTAAAACTGCTATAGAAAAACAAAGGGATCGTAGCAGTCAGGCAGATACTTCTTCTCCTCTGGCTCCTGCCACAGGATCAATGACTGGCCAAGTTGCTGATCCAACGACCATCCGTCGTCAATCAGGTCAACGGTCTTACATTCCGGGTATCCGTATGGGCGATCCTCGTCTTGGTGAACCAGCAATGGTCTTTGGGGGTGAGAAGCGTGGTGGACGTATTGAAAAACGTGCAAAGCGCAAAGATGGCGGCAAAGTTTTCACTGGTGGTTCATACCCTAACAAGATTCCCGGCGTTGTTCCCGGCGGTCGCGTCACTCGTGCTGAAGGCGGCGCAGTTGGCAAGAAGGGTGGCACCAACATAAACATCATCATCTCGCCTAAGTCTCCAGATCAGGGTCTTGGCGGAATGCCTCCTATGCCTATGGATGCTGGCCCACCTCCTATGCCTCCTATGATGCCTCCAGAGGCTGGTCCGCCTCCAATGGGCGGTGGCATTGATCCTAACGTGTTGGCGATGTTGGCTGCTAAGGGTGGCGGCGGTGGCCCTCCTCCAATGGGTGGCCCAATGATGCCTCCTCCCGGCGCACCTCCTATGATGCGTAAATCGGGTGGTCGCACTACATATCCAATCACAACAGCTTCTGGTGGTGGCAACGCTAGGCTTGAAAAAGTTCCTGCGTATGGGCTGAAACAGCCGACGTTCTAAAGAACGTACATAGCCAGTTAAGAAAGGCCGCAGACCCTCCCTCTGCGGCCTTTTTTATTTTAAAATGGTTGGAATGATGGGGTCATAACTTCTACTTCAACCATCTCAACGCCAGATTTAGCAAAAACAAATTTGGCATCTTTTTTGGCAAGTTCTTTTTTCTCGTGTCGTTTATAAATGTAACCTGTTGCCGCAATTTTTGCGGAAGTTTCTCTTTTTTGTTCCCGTGTAAAATCATAATAACCTTTTGGTGTAATAGTCCAAAGCCACTTATTTTTCATTTTGTTTCTCCGTTGAAGCGTTAGTCAGTTTGGCCTGACATACATTATATAGCATAGCTTGAGATGCAGGTCAACACCTATTTAAAATTATTTTGGTGGGACTTACAGAAGATCACTAGAGCCGTTGGTTTGGCTCCCTGTATTTTGTCCATATGCAACAGACATATAGCAGCCGTTTAGAATACGAGGTTGGTCGTCTCATTGATGAGGCGATTGCCGATGAAACGTCTGTTTTGGTTGCCGGGTCTATTGAGGACATCAAAGACTACAAAATGCGCGTTGGCATGATCCGGGGCTTGTACAAGGCAAAGGAACTTATCAGCGAGGCAGACACCATTATTCAATCAGGGGAGAGAAGTTAATATGCCGTACATGAGAATGCATCATGCGGAAGACCCAAAGCAGATGATCATGAAAGAATTCAGCGATATCAACAATATTGAGGTTTTCAACACAAGCATCATTGTAGCGATCTATGTCCGCCCGGATACGACCAAGAGCGGGATCGTTCTGCCCGGTCAGACACGGGATGAGGACAAATATCAAGGAAAAGTCGGTCTTGTTGTCAAAAAAGGCAACTTGGCTTTTGTCGATGACAACGAGACTTGGTTCAAAGATGTTTCAGTTGATGTTGGGGATTGGGTTTATTTCCGTCCTTCTGAAGGCTGGGCAATGACAATTCATGGCGTTCTTTGCCGTGTGTTGAGAGACGTAGACGTGCGTGGAAAGATTTCAGCACCAGATGAGGTTTGGTAACATGGCTAAGGAAGATGACATTCAAGTTGAGTTGCCATTTGACGATAGTGCCGGAGTGGCAGAGGTTGCAAAGCCAGTCAAAGAAGCAAAAGTAGCCGCTAATGATGAGCAAACACCTGAAGAAGGTATTGCTGAACTGCGGGAGCGGCTAGAGCAAGAGAAGAAAGCTCGTATTGAAGCAGAAACTCGTGCAAATCAGGCACAGCAGTCTGCACACAAGGCTTCTCAGGACGTTCAAGATAGCAATTTGCAGTTAATCACAGGTGCAATTGATAAAATTAAACGTGAGACAGGCTATAACAAAGCTGAATACCGCGATGCTTTAGCCTCTGGAGACTATGACAAGGCAGCAGACATTCAAGAAATGATGTCTCTGAACTCAGCAAAGCTCCTTCAACTTGAGAACGGTCGGGTATCTTTAGAGAATAAACTTGCACAGCCTCAGAAGGTTGAACCGCATTATTCTAATCCTGTTGAAGAAATTGCACAGACGCTTTCTCCAAGGTCTGCTGCTTGGGTTAGGTCGCATCCTGAGTGCATTACAAACCCACGCCTGTATAAAAATATGGTGGACGCGCACAATGATGCTCTGCGTGACGGCTATATACCTGATTCAGAAGCATATTTTGACATGATTGAAACCCAACTGGGGTTTAAAAATCGTAGGCCACGCGATGATGGTGAAGATATAGTTCTTTCTGCTGCTTCAGCACCAGCACATAGGAGAGGCGCACCACCTGCCGCGCCTACTACCCGTACAGCATCAGGTACAGGCAACCGTACAACAACGGTCAGGCTCGACGCGAATCAGCGAGAGATGGCGTCGATGATGGGCATGACGCCTGAAGAATATGCCACAAACATGGTTGCGCTACGCAAAGAAGGCAAACTTAATTGAAGGAGATTGTTATGGAAGAAGAGACTGGAAAGTTGCCAAAGTTGGCTTCTGCATCATCTGTTAGGGGTGAAGTACGTGAGACGTTGCGGACTGAGACATCGCGTGATTTGGCAAAAATACGTGCTGATGAAATTAGGAAGCATCGTGCCGGAACTGAAATAGATGTCATGGATAGGTATTATATTGACCCAGAAATCATCCCTGATGGGTGGTCTTATGAATATAAACGCAAATCTGTTCATGGATTGGAAGATGCTGCCTATGAAGTCAATCTTGCTAGGGGTGGTTGGACTGCTGTGCCAGTTGATAGAAACGCAAGACATCGCGCTTTAATGCCACGAGGAAACTATTCTACTGTTGAAATTGACGGCATGATTTTAATGGAACGACCTTTGGAGTTGACAGAAGAAGCGCGTGATGTAGAATTGCGCCGAGCTAGAGGTCAAGTACGTGCTAAGGAGCAACAACTTGCATCTACGCCAGACGGAACGATGACTCGTGAACATGAACGTGTGCGACCATCAATTAAAAAGGGTTACGAGCCAATGCCAGTCCCAAAGGACTGAGGCCGTAGTCCGACCCGCCCTCTGGGAGGCAGGTAAAATTTGTCGTGGTTGGCAGTGCTAGGCGCATAGCAACCTCTTCATCAAGGAACATCAATTATGGCAAACACTTCTGCGCCATTTGGATTCCGTCAGTATGGTGGAACAGGCTCTGCTCCTACGTATGAGCAAGTTCCAGCACTGATATCATCCTCATACTCGACCGCAATCTTTTTTGGCGATCCTGTATACCCGCTAACCACTGGCTATATTGCTGGCTCGTCTGAAACTCCCGGCACAGTTCAAATTGCTGGCGTGTTTGTTGGGGCACAGTATCTCTCAACCTCCCAAAAGCGTACAGTTTGGAGTAACTATTGGCCCGGTTCTGACGCAACTGGCGACGTTACAGCTTACATTATTAACGATCCAAACGCTCGTTTCTTGGCACAAGTTGGCGGTTCCACAACCACAGGACTTACAAATGCTGATATCGCAGCAAACGTACAGTTTGCTTACGGTACTGGAACCACTGCAAACGGAATTTCAGGCGCATATGTTGTCTATAATTCTGCCACAACTACCAATACGCTTCCATTCCGGGTAGTAAACCTTGTCACAACACCTCCGGGTGCTGAAGGTACTGCTTCCGGTGCTTACAATCTTGTTGTTGTCGCGTTTAATAACGTGTCCACCAAGCAACTCTTATCAGTCGGCTAAGGAGTAAGGTATCATGGCTGTTAATCTCTCAGCAATTAAAGACCTTTTGCTCCCCGGTCTACGTGGAGTTGAAGGCAAGTACGAGATGATCCCATCTCAGTACGACAAGATGTTCACCAAGCATGAGTCAAAGATGGCTCTTGAGCGTACTGCTGAAATGCGGTTCCTCGGCTTGGCACAGTTGAAAACAGAAGGCGGTCAGACCGCTTTTGATAACAGTGCTGGTGAGCGGTACATCTACAATCAGGAGCATACTGAAATTGCTCTCGGTTACGCGATTACCCGCAAAGCCATCGACGATAATCTGTATAAGACACAGTTTATGCCGTCCAACCTCGGCCTGATTGAATCCTTTCAGCAAACCAAGGAAATTTACGGTGCAAACATTCTTAATACAGCTACGACGTATAATTCCTCAATTGGCGGTGACGGTGTTGCACTTTGCTCCACGGCGCATCCTATTGACGGAAGTACAGTTGCTAATACACCAAGCGTTCAACTTGATCTCAATGAAGCATCGCTCCTTAACAGTATGATAGGTGTGCGGACAAACTTCAAAGATCAGGCTGGCCTGAAGGTATTTGCCCGTGCGCGTAAGCTCATTGTCCCGCCACAGCTTGAACCAGTTGCTATCCGTCTTACAAAGACAGAACTGCGTCCGGGTACAGCAGATAATGATGTTAATGCCATAATGATGTCTTCCGGCGGTCTGCCAGAAGGTTACATGGTTAATGACTTCTTGACCTCTGCGTATGCTTGGTTCTTGCTGACCAACATCGACGGTCTGTCGTATATGGAACGTGTGGCCTTTGAAACCGACATGCAGGTCGATTTTGTTACAGATAACCTTCTTGTCAAGGGCTATGAGCGTTACTCGTTTGGTTACTATAACTGGCGTTCAATCTTTGGCTCGTTCCCAACATCGTAATCCAAAGGAGAAGGTAACATGGCTATTTCAGCATTCTCCGGTCCCGTAATTTCTTTTGGTCAGAACACCATTGGAACTACAACGGATTACAATCCACAATTAGGCCCGTCGCTCTTCTGGGGCGGCGTTGGTCGCCTTGATCCTCGTCCTAATTTTGCTTACATCCCCGGTCAGAACTACGGTGCATTTACCGCTGGTTTTGCAACGTCGGATACTCAGACCATCAGTGCTACTCCTTATGCGCTTGGTTCTGCTGCAATCGCAGCAGCCGCAGCAACTACGGCTAGCACAGCTATGACGCTTGTTTCAACAAACTCAACGTCAACAGGTGTCTCAATTAGCGCATCGTGCATCAACTATAATACTGGTGCAACGGTGACTGGCCTTTTGCTTCTTGATGGTTTTGCATCCTTCACGGGTGTGGTAGCAAGCAGCATCTTGACCGTATCGTCCCTGACTGGGGTTATTACGATTGGGATGACCTTGACTGGCACTGGCGTTAATTCTGGTACTACTGTTGTAAATCAGCTTACTGGGCCTCCCGGTGGTGCTGGAACTTATACGGTACAAGGTGACGATACTGTTGGTTCCACGACTATAACGGGACAAGCAGCTTTAGGGCCAACCGCATTTGGGCAGCCTTTCAGCGATACTAATTCCGTTTATCTCTGGAACCCACAGGCTCTTGTTTCTCGCGCAGTGAGTATTGTTCCGGTTTCTGGTACATCAACGGCGGCAGTTATCTTTACTGTTTCTGGTTACGACATTTATGGCGTACCAATGAGTGAAGCAATTACTGTTCCAACAAGCACGACGACAGCTACTACTACCAAGGGCGCAAAAGCGTTTAAGTATATTGCTTCTGTAACACCTAGTGTTACAAATGCAATTACTTATAGCGTTGGTACAACCGACATCTATGGTCTTCCAATTCGTTCTGATAACTTTGGCGATTTAGCGATCAACTACAACGCCACAGGTATTACGGCGAGTACGGGGTACGTCGCGGCAGTGACCACAAGTCCTGCAACGACGACTACAGGTGACGTTCGTGGAACGTATGCATTACAATCGGCGGCAGACGCTTCCAAGCGGCTTGTTGTTCGTCAATTTGTAACCCCAGCCAATATGGGTTCCATCACGGGCCTGTTCGGTGTAACCCAAGCATAGGAGTAAGCCATGAAGGGCCATAAGCACAACTACGGAACCGCTGTTCATCACGAACATCCACGGGCCGAACATAAGAAGGGTGGCAAGGTTAATTCTGAGCATCCTATGGAAGGCCATTTTGACAACGACGAAGCACCTAAAGAAGTTTATGCGGGTGCTGGTTCTAAAGTTGTAAAAGAAGCTGAAGAGAAAAAGCACGGCGGCAAGGTCCATAAGGCCCGTGCCAA